TCCATCAGCTGATGACCTTCCATACCATATACGCTGAAGGTCATGTGACCGCCACAGCGGTAATCGCTTGGGCTATACTGCTCGTCGATGATATGCTTGGCTTCTGCAAACATATTGAACACCTTCGTTCGCCACATTGAGCGACCGACCAAAGGCAGAACGTGAGTAATCGCTTCGTAACCACAAGAGCCGTCGCGCTCAAAGCCTTTGAACAATGGGTATTCCATGACTGCGCCACGTCGCAGTGAAGTCTTTTCAACTTCGAAACCGATAGCGAATTTAGCTTTGGTGCCGTCGATGTTTAGCTTGTCGCTTTCACTCAGTCCGCTTACGTCCTCAGCTGTCGCGTCCACTAGAAACCTAGGTGTTGGACTGCTGTGATAGCTTACTACTTCGCCACGTCGCTCGGTATCGCCGATGTTCGTGTATTGTACGCCGATATTTGATTGTAAATTTCTCATGTTACTTAGGGTTTAGGTAGTGGTGTCCTTGAGGACACCACTGATTAAAAAATAGGTTTAGCTGTTAGATTGCTGAGATTCATTAATTCTTTGCTGATATTCATTCAGCCTTTGTAGCTTACCGAATAGCTTGTTGATATTGTACTCGATGTTGCTGTCGATTAACTCTCCGCTCATGTCGATTGAGCCATCAAGATTGAGACGGATTGAAAATCCTTTCTCGCCATTGACGCCATCCTTGGCAATGCTGAATGTTGCTAAGGCTTTCGGACGGCTAGCTGTCTCGGTATCGCCTTTGGCGAATTTGAGCAATCCTGCGATTGAGCGGTTGGAACCTTCGCCTGCATTCTCTAAGGCAGTACAATGACGTTTGAACGCCGTAACTACTTCGCCTTGCTCAATCTTTAGCTTACCCGCTTTGACCATCTTGTAGGCAAAGCTTTTCTGCCATCCGAAGACACGTTGGAAGAACGTCTCTTTGTTATCCCATTCGATGCCGTTAGCTTCTAGCTGTGCCTTGGTTTCAGCCTTGTCAAACCATGCTGATGCATTCGCTACCATTTCGGCTAGCTTGATGGATTTGTCAAACTTGGCTTTCTGAGCATTGTCAGCGCTAGCTTGAGCTGTGAAGATTGAAGCGAAGTTAATTTCGCTAGTTACTGCATTGGACATTAAGAAGTCCTTTTCGATAGTTAGTAAATGATTCATGTTAGAATATTTAATGATTAAAAAATACACGTTGTTCGTTCAACGATAGTTCAAAACTAAGTATAATATTCCGAACAAAAAAATTTTATTTCACATCCGCCTGTAAAACGTTACTGCGTAAGGCTTTGCGCGCTTTCTTTTCTTTGCGCTTTGTTTTGGCGTAATGCCGATTAGCTAGGGGTAGACCTTTCTTTCTTTGTGTCTTCAAGGACACAGGTACAATACAGGTAGACAGGGCAAGGCGCTGTAAGCTATACGTAGCAAGGCTTTACAGGATGCCACAACAAAAGCCTAAAAAGTTAGCCACGAAAAGCGACAAACACGACCCCCCACCCATCGCAAAATGCCGTTTCCCGAACCGAGCGTGACGCAAAATTTTCGCTATGAACCCAAAAACTACGGGTATCTAAAAAAAGTTTATATTTACACAAAAGGAAAGCATGCACGATTTTAGAATAACACCCGAAGAGATGGGGTATACATTAAAGGATGGTCGATTAATTAATATGGCACCATCACCTGAGATGGGAATAACTAAGTTGGCTCAGATGAAGAAGGATATCAAGAGAGCCAAGAAGGTCAGAATGATTGCAGAGGGCAATGAATTAGCTAATGCAAACATTGACCTGTTTAAGAAACTGTAATTTGATTATAGTATTTGATGTTTGATTGGAAGGGGAGGCTTAGGCTTCCCCTTTTTTTCGTTATACAAAAAGAATTTTTTGTATCAACCACTCTCCAATTATGCTGACTATGTTCTCTTTATGCTCTCTTTATGCTGACTTTATGCTCTCTTTTTTTTTCTAACTATTTGATTATCAATTACTTATTTTAAATATGTTAACTATGTTAAGTTTAAAGCCTCGTATATAAGAGTTAATACGATAATAGGAGGTAAGTAGTAGTAGTATAGGGAAACCAAAAGTTGACATATTGACATATTATTTCTATTATTGCATTCTGCTCCCATAGCTCAATTGGATAGAGCAACTGCCTTCTAAGCAGTAGGTTTCAGGTTCGACCCCTGATGGGAGTACTATGATAAGGGTAATAGCTTTTTTATTAATTAGCAATGTGCTATGTGCACAGCACCCATATATTGAGTTGGATTCAGAACAGCTTGAGACGAAAGCTGTTGAGGATGGATACAGAATTATGATTAGTTTAGAGGGCGACGAAATAATATACACGCTTACACGTTCAGATGATACTATCGTTGTGGCGTATGACCCGAGACGAAAGAAACCATTATATATTAAATACAGAATATGAATCGAATACTAATAATTATTACAGCACTACTTTTTATAAACACAGCCATTGAGCTGATACCAAATCCTGTTAGACAGGAGATACATAAGTACAAGGTTGATGGATACTCATCCGCCACATACACTGAACCTGAGCCAAAGCACCCACCCTTGGATACCATGTACATAGATGGCTGCAGTCGTATGCACTATGTGCACGACACCATTGTTGACTCTTTGCTTGTGGTGCTTGATACGTTTGTGATGCCGACCGAGGGTCATGTGTCTAGTGGCTATGGATGGAGATGGGGTCGGATGCACTATGGTGTAGACTACGCGGGGTGCAACCGTGATACGTCACTGTCAATGTGTGATGGCGTAGTGCGATATGCCAAGCGTGGGTACAATGGCGGGTACGGCAACCTTGTGGTGGTCCGACACTTCAACGGTCTTGAGACATACTACGCACATCATTGGTCGCTGCTTGTTGAGGAGGGTGACACAGTGAGTGCCGGTGACGGTATAGGAATTATTGGTTCGACGGGTCGCTCGACAGGTCCACACCTCCACTTTGAGGTGCGCCTGTTGGGTGTGCCCATCAACCCCGAGACTATAGTCGGTGATAGTCTGCCACTAAAGCGCAGTGGGTTCAGCTATGTGCTATAGATAATATTTATTATTTTTGACACAAATTAAATTAAATGCAATCAGGATTTACTCCGAAGGAGTTGCACTTCTCTGACGAGGGGCGCAGTAAACTAATTAAGGGCATACGCAAAATAGCGACAGCCGTCAAGTCCACACTCGGACCACGAGGGAACACAGTACTTATTGAATCACCGGAGCATCTGCACGGCATTACCGTAACCAAGGATGGTGTGACAGTCGCGAAGTCAATCTCGCTGCTTGACCCCGTCGAGAACCTTGCGGTGCGTATGATGAAGGAGGCGGCAGACCGTACAGCGACATCAGCGGGTGACGGCACAACAACAGCCATCGTGCTTGCCGAGGCTTTAGTTACAGCAGGTACTGAGATGATAGAGCCAACGACCAACCGTACCGAGGTGCTTCGTCATCTAGTCAACGAGACCAAGGAGATAGCAAAGAAGCTTAAGCTTGACGGGAAGAAGCTTGGCATAAAAGACCTGCGTGATGTAGCAATCATCTCAGCCAACAACGACCCTGTCATTGGCGGTATCATTGCTGATGTGCACGAGCAGGTTGGTACCGATGGAGTCGTGACCGTTGAGAAGAGCAAGACATCAACCACCTACTACGAGACAACCAAGGGTATTAAGGTTGACCGTGGCTACGCATCATCACTATTCATTAACGACCAAAAGCGTGATGAGTGTGTCCTTGAGGACACTTACGTGTTAGTATGTGATGCTGAGATAAATAACATACTACAGATAGAGAACATACTAAAGCCTATCATTACCGAGGGCAAGAAGCTATTGATTATTGCACCATGCTCGCAGAACGTTGTTAATACACTTGCGGCTAACGTGATGAAGAACGGACTGAAGATGTGTAGCATCACACCACCCGACTTCGGATACCGTCAGCATGAGCTGATGCAGGACATCGCAGTTAGCGTGGGTGCAACATACTTCTCCGAGAAGACGGGTGATGACCTGAGCCTAATGACCTTTGATGACTTGGGTCACTGTGCCCGTGTTATTGTCAACCGAGACAAGACAGTCATCGTCAAGGACGACGGTGAGACCAACGACGAGGTGAAGGAGCGTATCGCTCAGTTACAGGATGCACACAAGAACGAGTCGGACAAAGCGAGCAAGGAGTTTATCAATCAGCGTATCGCATCATTGTCAGGCGGCATCGGTGTAGTGTATGTTGGAGGCAACACAGACCTTGAGCAGAAGGAGCTGTATGATAGAGTTGATGATGCGGTCTGTGCCGTGCGTAGTGCACTAGAGGAAGGGATACTTCCCGGTGGAGGGCTAAAGTTATACAATCTTCACAAGACATATTCAATTAGGGTCAACGATGAGAAGGACCCGTCGAAAAAAATTGCTTACGCAATTTTAGAGACTGCACTCCGTGCACCGCTTAGACAGATTCTTGACAACGCGGGACTCAAGGTTGAGGACGTGTACGCAGAGGCTAAGGGTGACGGTTGGGGTTATGATGCGAAGAACGAGAGGTACGGGTACCTTATGGAGCTCGGTGTGATTGACCCTGTTAAGGTAACACGTCAGGCACTACAGAACGCAGTGTCTGTTGCTGTAACCATATTATCAACCAATGCCATTGTCACTATGGCACGTAGCTACGACACAGCAGAATGAGAGCGATAGGAAAAAATATAATCATCAATAAGATTGATGAGGAGATAACAACCGATAGTGGGCTGCTTCTATCCAACGAGGATGTGAAGGACTTCAGATATCAGAAGGGTAAGATACTTATGCCGGGCAGCGAGGTGTCCGAGCATATCATGCCCGACAAGGTAGTATACTATGATTCAAGACAGGCATGCACGCTAGTACTTAATGGTGAGACCGTTACCATTATTCAGGAGCGTGATGTTGTTGTTGTTTTATAAACTTGTTCATATTTATTATAGCCTCCCTGTATCTTCTATCCGTGTAGGACACGTTCTTTAGAAACATGGGGTTCTGCGAGGGGGACGTGGGCATCTCCTCTCCATTTAGTTTTTTGTATATGGAGGTGGCTACCCTCTTTGCTTTGTATGAGAGTGTATAGAGTCCTTTTATTTTACCTTGCCTTTTACGGAAGACCTCTATCCATCCATCGCGTAGCAGACGGTCAAAGCGTTGCACATCCCATGAGAGTATCCTATCGAACTCCTGAAACTTATCTTTATTGAAGTAGCCTTCCGAGTTTAAGAATAGTATCAAGTCAAGGTCTGACTGCGTTAGCCCGTACTTTATTTTTACGTACTGACGTATGACCCGCCAATACTTTAGGTAATCATTTTGCATTAAATTAAATTATTATCTTTAGGTCAAAGATAAATAATAGTGGCTAAGAAGGGTAGAACAAAAGGAAATAAGATTTGTCCGGCAGGGATAGCATGGGCGAAGAGAACCTTCGATACTTACCCATCAGCGTATGCAAACATGGCTGCTAGTAAATATTGTAAAGACCCTAACTATGCCAAGGGTGCAAAAGGAAAGAAGTAATGAATGTAAAACAAATGAAAGAAGTTGTAAAGCAATTAAAAGGAGCTTCACGTATGCATGCTCAACAAGCTGCTAAGATTGAGAAGATGATTAAGTCAATGTCTAAACCCAAGAAGAAGTGAGCAAGTTAAGCAAGAAGCAAAGAAAGATTGCAAGAGCATCTATGCCTTTTGATAAAATAACAAAGTCAGACTTTGATGCCCTTAAAAAAAGAAAAAAGAATAAAAAATAAATATCATGCCAACAGTTAGATATATGTGTGCCAATACAGGCAAAATGAAAACAAAGAAGTTTCCTTATAATGCTATGGGTAAAGCCCAAGCTTTTGAGTTTGCAAAGACTATGGGAGGCAAAATGACCAACAACCCTAATAAGGCTAAAACTGAAATGGGTGGATACTAATGGGAGAGCTCAAGAAATGGAGAGAAGAGAAGTGGGTGAGAATAGGGATGGATGGTTCTATCATGGGCGCTTGTGGTACGAGCAAGGACAAGAAGAACCCGGACCGTTGCCTACCTCTAGCGAAGGCGAAGAGCATGACCAAGGCGGAACGTGCTGCGACTGCACGGAAGAAGAAACGTGCGAGAAAGACTGTTGTGGCGAACACTGCTGCAGGAAGAGTAACTAAACGATTTACAAAAAGATAAATTATGAGTAAGCTATTAAAAGTTTTAAATCTATTGATGAGTGATATCGCTGTGGCGTGCTATGCCGCTGTTATATCTGTTGTTGTATTTGCTAAAGGTCTTCCTGTTATCGGGGGCATGGGATTAGGTATAGCTGTAACAAAGCTATGGTCAGCCATCGCTAAAGAGCTTAAGTAGTATGTCAACTATCCCTGCAGGAACAAAGTTTCACGGAGTAGCCACAGGAGTGGATACTGCCAATAAGGGCTCGGCAAATGCTAATGCAAACCGAGATGCTTATACTATAGAAACTCTTGCTTCTGCAATCAATATTCTTATTGAGAACAATGAGGTAGTACGCCTTGTACCTCTTTTTGTTAATGCCACACCGGGAGGCAGTGCAACACTTACTGAGGATGTAAATATAGTTGACTTTAATTGGGTTGGTGGCTCAGGTACGTTTGTATATACACTACCAAGTGCAACGGCTATACCTTACAGAAAAATTCGATTTGTAAATGACAACACTGTAAGTGCGAGTAATCAGATTGAGATAACTGCTCCGGCAGGAGAGACTATAGATGGTGCATCAAGCTATACTATTAATAAGGCGTTTAATGGGTGTGCTGTTTGGTCTGATGGGACGGAGTGGATTGTAATACAAGCTAAAGCAACATAATGGCGAAGAAAGATTCAATGCCCTGTAATAAACCAAGACCCTCAGACCGAGCGGGCAAGAAGAAAATGGTTAAGGGATGCGAGGGTGGTAAGGAGAAGCTTATTCACTTTGGTGCAAAGGGTTACGGGCATAACTACTCAGCTGCAGCCCGTAAATCTTTCCGTGCACGACACAAGTGCGGAACAGCTAAGAGTAAGCTAACAGCACGATATTGGGCTTGCAAAAATTTATGGGCAGGGAAGGGTGGCTCAACGCAGTCATCACCAAAAAGTCGCAAAGGAAAATATTAGTATATTTACGCCATGGCTAAAAAAGCAGACATAATGATTAAGGAAAAAAATGCAGGAAAGTTTACTGCGTGGGCAAAAAAGAATATGCCGGGTAAGTCGGTATGTGCTGCCGCATCAGCCGTAATGAAAGATACTGATAAGTATAAGCCAAGTGTAGTCAAGATGGCTAACTTCGCTAACAATTTTGGATGTAAAAAATAAGTAAAAATGAAACAAGGTTACAACGCAAGACTAGATGAGTCTATTGGGATGAAGGACAAAGGTGCTAAGTCTCAGTCTATGAAAGACAGAAGAGACGAGTCTAAAGGAATGGCTAAGGCTATGACAGGTCACGCATACAGTGGCGACCACTCAATGAAAGAGGACAAGCATTACCCTAAGAGTGTTAAAGGACATCTCTCAGGATTGATTAGAAAGTAAATGAAGCTTAAAGAGAAGTCAAGAGGATTTGGAGATACCGTAGCCAAGGTAACTCGACTTACAGGAATCAAGTCTGTAGTGGACAAGGTTGCTGAGAAGACAGGTAGTGATTGCGGTTGTGACAAAAGACGAGATACACTAAACAGACTTATACCCTATAGAGATTAATCATGGCATATCAAAAACTACAAACCCAACGAGCGATAGCAGTCATTCCAAATGACAGCGGAACTGTTATACCATCACCCGGTGATAAAATTGCAAATGGCACAAGCGATGCTGCTGCTCCATCATCTGCAGATATATTAGATGATGCTAACGGGCGTTTCTTGTTAAATGTTCAGCCGGGTGCTGTAGTATATAACACTACTGATTCAACAACAGCAACAGTTACAGGTGTTATATCAGACACCAAGCTTACCGTTAGCGCAAACATTTTTGCTGCCGGGTCCAAGGCGTATGTTATATATTCTACACGAGGTAGCGAAGGACCTGTTCTTTATGTTGGAACAGGAGGGACTGTTGTTATGAAAACAGTCGGAGGCGATACGGTTACATTGGTTAATGTTCCCGATGCATCCTTCCTTCCTATAATGACCTCAGTAGTTGTCGCAACCGGTACCACTGCTTCTAACATTTTAGGACTGTGGTAATATGTCTACGGGGATAGGCATAGGCATAGCAGGAGATGCGTTTCAAACAAGAGCGGGATTAGCATCAGGAGGAGGCGGAGCCTCTTTGTTGCTAGATGAGTATGGCGCAGATATTACTGCAGCATACTCAGTGAGAAAACTACGCACTGCATATACGGGTGCTTCAATGAGAATTAGAAGGTTTAGTGATAACACAGAACAAGATATAGGGTTTGACTCAGATGGCAATTTAGATACCGCAGCAATAACATCTTTTATTGGTTCAAGTAATGCAGCAGTAGTTATATGGTATGAGCAAAGTGGTCAGGCAAGTAATTGGAACTTGACTAACACAGTAACAACAGGTCAGCCAAGAATAGCTTCAAGTGGCAGTGTATTTACTCTTAATGGTAAGCCTGCGATAGACGACCAAAACTCAGGAGCTGCAAGGTTAGTATTTAATACAAGTTTTGGTCAGGCTCCTGATGGGGGTATAGCCCAACCTTTTCATACATTCAATGTAGTTCTCTACCCAAATACAGGTGACAGGGTTTTATTTGATGGAGAGGCAAATGATTGTCGAATATCTGCTTACTACGGAGGCGTATACAGAATGGGTGCAGGCACAAATGTAAATACAGGTTCAAATCAAACTAACACACAAGTTCTTGTTGACGCTAGCTTTAATGGAGGAAGCTCCTACATATTTGAGAATAATGTAAGTCAAGGCACAAGTCTAAATATTGGCACTAATAGTATTAACGGATTCTACTTAATGGGTAAGTCAAGGACTCTTGGTAAGACTCAAGAGCTTCTTATATACGGAGCAGAGATAGCTAACAGGGCTGATATTGCTACAAATATTAATACATACTATTCAATTTATTAATCATGCATTTATACTATCCATTCCCTGACGAAGCAGCTGCTATTGAAGCAAGTTTAGATATATATGATTTGAATGCTCCTCCAAGAAATGAGCGCGTAACGTTATATGCTTTTGATTGGTTCCCTAATTCAGGTAACCCAACTTATGTTCTTGCATGGGAGGATGATGAGCAAGCATTTAATACCGGGGATATATTAGATGGCATAACACCGCTTACCGAAGAGGAGGCTATTGATGCGGGTTATCTTTTAGGTGATGAGCATAGTGGATTAAAAAATTTGTAAATAATGAAATACTTAGACAAGAACACGGAGGTTAAGCTATCAATTAAAGATGCTGTGGGGGTAGGTTTTGTTCTTGCATCTCTAATGACAATGTACTTTACACTCAAGACGGAGATAGCTGAGGCTAAACAACTTCCTCCGCCCATCATGACCGCTGAGGAGTTTAGGTATAAGGACGAGCTTATAACAAAAACAATCATGCTTACGCAGAAGGATGTTGATGTAATCAAGGAGGATGTCAAAGAAATAAAAGAAACCTTGAAGCTTTTGGAGGAAAGGTTATACGAAAGCAACTCAAACTAATTACAATGGCTAGAAAGGTTGATTCGTTTTACGATGGCGGAGGTAAGGTGTCTAGACCGGGCGTACACTCCAAGAACAAAACATCTAAGCATAAAAGCAGTAAATTATATAAAAAGAAATACAAAGGTCAGGGAAGATGAAGATTAGTAATATAGAAAAAATTATTGTTCACTGTGCGGCTACACGCGAGGGTGATGATTCCATTGATGCCGCTACTATTGACAGGTGGCATAAGGCTAGAGGATGGAGAGGCATAGGATATCATTTTGTTGTTCTGATGGACGGAACGATTCAGAAAGGTCGTGACCTTGATGTTCAGGGAGCACACGCTTCAAAAGAGAACCCAACGTCATGGGGTATATGCTACATTGGTGGCGTAGAGAAAGATGGCAAGACACCGAAGGATACACGAACAGATGCTCAGAAGAAGTCATTACTTGAGCTTCTTACGTTTCTAAAGTTGGCTGCACCTAACGCAACCATTCACGGACACAATGAGTTTGCGGCTAAGGCTTGCCCAAGCTTTGATGCTGCTGAGGAATACAAGGACCTATGAAATTATTTGGAGGAAAATTACTAGGAGAGGGTGCCGATAAAGTAGGCAGTCTTATAGATAGATTTGTAACAACAAAAGAAGAAAGGGTTGAGTTCGAGAAGGAGCTTACACAGATTATTATTGATGCTGAGGCTAGTGCACAGGAGAACGTAACAGACCGTTGGGAGTCTGACATGGGCTCTCAGAGTTGGCTATCTCAAAACGTAAGACCTATCGTGCTATTGTTTTTGGTTGTGTCAACGGTGCTGCTTGTATTTATTGATGCGGGTAAGATTCAGTTTGAGGTAAAACAAAATTGGGTAGACCTTTTGCAGGTGGTGCTTATCACCGTTATCACGGCATACTTTGGAGGTCGCTCCATAGAAAAAGTATCTATCACGAATCCACGACGGGAAAGACGACGGGAGCGTAGAAAAAAAGAGTAGTATATTTGTACAAAATAAAATCTAATGAAACTTACTAAAGAAGAACTAACAGAGATACAGACTCTTAACACTGACTTTTCTAAAAAGAAAATGATGCTTGGAGACATTGAGATTCAAAAGGCATCTATAATTTCAGAGATAGGAGCTTTAAAAATGCAGTTCGCACAGAACGAGCAGAAGCTTATAGAGAAGTACGGAAAGGATGCTGTGATTAACTTACAAACCGGAGAGGTAAAACAAAAAGAAGAATAATGGGTAAGATATCTAATACTGCACAATATCCAACGATAACACCGGCTAGTGGTGATTACATGGTTGCAACAGACGTAAGCGACTCTAACAATACTAAGACAATAACAGTAGGCTCTATGGCTACTCCTATGTTGGGTTCACTGCCATCTGCTACCCCGGCTATGGATGACAAGTTAATTGGCTTAGATACTAGTGATAGTGATAATGCTAAAAAATTTGTAGTATCAGATATATTGAATTTAACCGGATATGTTCAAGAGTTATTTTCTAAAAATGGTGCTGACCAAACCCTTGCGGGTACTGCTACAAAGACTCAGATTGCTTTTGGTGCGGGAACAATTGGGACTAATGTTTCAATAGATGGATTGGGAACCGTTACGTTTAATACCGTAGGAGATTATTTTGTTCAAGCACATTTTAGCGTGGGCAATGTAGGAGGAACAGCATCAGTTGTGTTTATGAATTATGAAATAAATGGGAGTGTATCAAATATAAGCCCAACAATTCATTCGTTTCCTGCTTCTGTTGTAGTTAGAAGCAATGATATTTCTTTTCCAATAAAAGTAACTTCAGCTAGTACAACACTGAAATTTGCTTTTGCAGTAAAAACAGGAGGTAACGCAGGGATGCTTGCTAACTCTACAACTATAGTTGGTATGACAGATGTACCGTCTGCATCTATATCTGTATACAAGAAACAGTAATGGACATTCGAAAGATTTCTGTGGGTCCTGACTATATGTCGGGAGCTATGCACTATTTGGTAGGGCAGGATGTTCTTGGTGGAAAGTACACCATACACCTTATTAAATATTATGAGGAGACAGAGTCTTTTAGAATATGGATTGAGAAGGGCAATGAGGTTGTTCTTTGGAAAGAGTTTAATAGGGTGATGCCTGTATCCATCGAATACAATATAAATTTTTAATGAAATCTATTTATCAATTCATTGTAGAACCAAAAAATAACAGACGATACGATAACATAAAAAATATAGCAGGGGTTGATTTTATTACAAGCACATCGGAAGAGGATGTGGCTACATCAAACAGACAGGCTATAGTTGTCGAGACTCCGTTGGAATACTGCGGACCAATCGAGAAAGGTGACACCCTATTGGTTCATCACAACGTGTTTAAGTTCTACAATGATATGAAGGGTAGGCGAAAAAGCGGTAAGAGTTTTTTGCGAGACAACATATTCTTTTTAGACCCCGACCAATTTTTTGCATACAAGAAAGACGACAAGTGGTATGGGTATGACCGATACTGCTTTATAAAATCTATACCACCATTAGATAGTTACATCTTTAAACCACTGAGCCGTGAGCCTCTGATGGGAGAAATGGTTATATTAAATGAAGGATTAAAAGAAAAAGGCGTAAAGGTTGGTGATAGAGTTTGCTATAAGCCACATCAAGACTATGAGTTTGTAGTTGACGAGCAGGTGCTGTATAGAATGTATGACCACTCAATAGTAGCAGTATTATGACGATAAAAATATTAAAAGAGATTGTAGCCGCTGACGGAAGTATTATTAAGACATATATGCTTGACGAGCTTGGTGAGGTTCTTTCATTTACTGATGTGTATGAGGCACTTAATCTTATAGCATTACTAAACAAGAACTCGGACAGCAAGACTACATACAGCCTTTCATCTGCAATACAAAAGGATGAGCACTAGAGATATTAAGTTAAGGATTATACAGGCGGGACAGGATGCTGTCGAGCAGCTTATAAAGGTTGCAAAGGAGAAGATTATCAAGCCCGACCCCGAGGATGACCTAGCTGCTGACCGACTTAAGAATGCAGCAGCCACAAAGAAGCTTGCGATATTTGATGCGTTTGAGATACTCAAAAGGATTGAGGAGGAACGCGAAGCATTGAACGAGTCAGGTGGTAATGCAAAGGTAGACACTAAACAAGGATTTGCTGAACGAAGGTCAAAATAGCGCACTATATAGAGTACTAAAAGATTTTGTACCAAAGGCTGTTGTATCAAACAAGAATCGCAACCGCTCGTGGCTGTATGGATACAACCCAAAGTATGATGTGGTTGTTATATCAAAGACAGGACAGATTGGAGATGTCATAGAGATATCAGGACTAAAGGTTGCTTTGCCCAAAGCTCCCAAAGAGTGTCTTCAAAGACACAAAGAAAAGAAACAGCAGTATTGGGAGAGACGAGAGTTACCCAAGCAGCTAAGCAGGATACAGTCTATCTTTCAATGGAACGAGATGCCATCCGACTTCAAAGCTAGGTGGGTTGATTATATCGAACAAGAGTTTGATTACAGGGAGGACGGCTGTTGGTTTATGAATAAAGGAAAGCCAACGTACATAACAGGTGCACACTATATGTATCTGCAGTGGACAAACATTGATGTAGGATACCCCGACTATAGAGAGGCAAACAGAATATTGTATTTATTTTGGGAGGCGTGCAAGGCTGATAAGAGAAGCTTTGGAATGATATATCTTAAAATACGTCGTTCAGGATTCTCATTCATGAGTTCATCAGAATGCGTTAATACAGGTACACTTGCCAAAGACTCTCGGGTGGGTATACTATCAAAGACAGGTTCTGATGCAAAGAAAATGTTTACCGACAAGGTTGTTCCTATAAACAGCAGGCTGCCGTTCTTCTTCAAGCCTATCATGGATGGTATGGACAAGCCGAAGACTGAGCTTGCGTACAGAGTTCCTGCATCTAAGATTACCAAGAAGAACATGTACGACATGGATGAGGAGCAGATACAGGGTCTTGATACAACAATAGATTGGAAGAATACAGACGACAACAGCTATGATGGTGAAAAGCTTTTATTGTTAGTACACGATGAGAGTGGGAAGTGGTTGAAGCCGAACAACATTCTTAACAATTGGCGTGTAACTAAAACGTGCCTTCGATTAGGTAGTAAGATTATTGGCAAATGCATGATGGGTTCTACATCCAATGCACTTAACAAGGGTGGCGAGAACTTCAAGAAGCTTTACTATGACTCTGATGTTACAGTTAGAAACTCAAACGGTCAAACAAAAAGCGGATTGTATTCTTTGTTTATTCCTATGGAGTGGAATATGGAAGGTTTTATTGACAGGTATGGCATGCCTGTGCTTTACACCCCACCCACTGAAGTCTTAGGCATAGATAACGAAATGATTTATCAGGGTGCTATAGAGTATTGGGAGAACGAGGTTGATTCAATGAAGAATGACCCCGATGCACTAAACGAATACTACCGACAGTTTCCTCGCACCGAGTCGCATGCATTTAGGGATGAGAGTAAACAGTCGTTGTTCAACCTGACTAAGATATATCAGCAAATAGATTATAACGATGCTATGATATCAGACCAATACGTAACGGTTGGCTCGTTTAGATGGAAGAATGGGATTAAGGATACCAAAGTTATATTTAGCCCCGACAAACGCGGTCGGTTTAAAATAACATGGGTGCCTAATGCCAATCTACAGAATAATATTATAACAAAGAATAATTCAAAGTATCCGGGCAATGACCACATAGGTGCTTTTGGTTGTGACTCCTATGATATCAGTGGTACTGTAGGCGGAGGCGGGTCTAATGGCTCATTGCATGGCTTAACTAAGTTCAATATGGAGGAGGCTCCGAGCAACGAGTTCTTCTTAGAGTATGTGGCTCGACCGCAGACAGCAGAGATATTCTTTGAGGATGTTCTTATGGCATGTGTATTTTATGGCATGCCTATCCTTATAGAAAATAACAAGCCAAGGCTGTTGTATCATTTCAAGAACAGAGGCTACAGGGGTTACTGTATGAACAGACCCGACAAGGTGTTTACGAAGCTATCTAAGACAGAAAGAGAGCTAGGAGGTATACCGAACACATCAGAGGATGTAAAGCAGGCTCACGCAGCAGCTATAGAATCTTATATAGAAAATCATGTGGGCTTGAATACAGAAAGTGATGAAATGAATACAATGGCATTTAATAGAACGCTAGAGGATTGGGCTAGGTTTGATATAAACAACAGGACAAAGTATGATGCATCTATTAGCTCAGGATTGGCTATTATGGCTTGTCAAAAGCATCTGTATCAACCTCAAAAAAAGGAGTCAAGAATTATGATTAAATTTGCTAGGTATAGTAACAGTGGCAACACAAGTCAAATAATTAGATGAAGGATGTAAAAATAAACATTACATCTGCGGGGTTTCCAAGTCAGTTTGTATCTGATGCTGAAAAAGCCACAGATGAATTTGGTCTGCAGATTGGGCAGGCGATTCAATATGAATGGTTTAGAAAGGATGGGAATAGTTGTAGATACTATGACCAATGGAGAGAGTTCCATAGGCTAAGATTGTATGCTCGAGGCGAACAGTCAATACGTAAGTACAAAGACGAGCTAGCTATCGACGGAGACCTAAGTTATCTTAATTTAGATTGGACACCCGTTCCTGTTATCCCTAAGTTTGTTGACATCGTGGTTAATGGAATGTCTGATAGGCTGTTTAAAGTTAAGGCTTATGCTCAGGATGCAATGTCTCAAGCGAAACGCTCTAAGTATCAGGATATGATTGAGGGGCAAATGGCAGCAAAGGATGTTTTATCTGTAATACAAGAAAAGGGAAATGTTGACCCTTTTATAATGCCTTCCGACCAACTTCCTGAAACTGACGAGGAGCTTTCACTATATATGCAGCTTAACTATAAACCCGCTATAGAGATAGCAGAGGAGGAAGCAATCAATACTATTCTTGAAGAAAATCACTATTTAGATTTAAGAAAGAGGGTTGACTACGACCTTGCAGTATTAGGCATTGGCGTTGCAAAGCATGAGTTTTTACCGGGCGCAGGAGTAGAGGTAAAATATGTAGACCCTGCTAATATCGTATATAGCTATACAGAAGACCCTCACTTTAAAGATTGTTTTTATTGGGGTGAGATTAAAACACTGCCAATTATAGAGTGCAAAAAAATTGACCCTTCATTAACTAACGAAGACTTGGAGGAAATATCTAAGTATAGTCAATCTTGGTATGATTATTATAATACTGCTCAGTTTTATGAAAATGATATCTTTTACAGAGACACAGTGACTTTGATGTACTTTAATTATAAGACCACCAAAAAAATGGTTTATAAGAAAAAAGTTATGTCTAGTGGTGGAACTAAGGTGATTGAAAAAGATGACCAATTTAATCCTCCTGTAGAAGTTATGGAGGAAGGGAACTTTGAAAAGTTTGAAAAGACTATTGATGTTTGGTATAATGGTGTAATGGTAATGGGCACCAATATACTTTTGAAATGGGAGCTAGCTCAAAATATGGTACGCCCAAAGTCCTCTAGTCAGCATGCCTTGCCTAACTACGTTGCTGTTGCACCAAGAATGTATAAAGGAGTTATTGAGTCCTTGGTAAGAAGAATGATTCCATTTGCTGATTTAATTCAGATGACACACTTAAAGCTGCAGCAGGTTATTGCTCGCGTTGTTCCTGATGGAGTGTACATAGATGCAGATGGGCTCAACGAGGTTGACTTGGGAACAGGGGCAGCCTACAATCCTGAAGATGCACTGAGACTATACTTTCAAACAGGTTCAGTAATTGGTAGGTCATATACGCAAGATGGAGAACTAAACAGTGGGAGAGTTCCGATTCGAGAGCTTCAGTCATCTTCGGGTGCAAACAAAACTCAAATGCTAATAACCAACTACAACCATTACCTCAACATGATTCGAACTGTTACGGGTCTTAACGAGGCAAGGGATGCTAGTATTCCTGACCCGAACTCTTTAGTGGGTCTTCAGAAGCTTGCTGCATTAAATTCTAACGTAGCCACAAGACATATTCTTGATGGAAGCTTATTTGTGTTCCGAAGTATTTCAGAGGCGTTAACATATAGGGTTGCAGATATTTTAGAGTATGCAGATTTTAAAGACGATTTTGCAAACAAAATAGGTAAGTATAACGTAAGTATTCTTAACGACATATCTGACTTATACATCTATGACTTTGGAATATTTATTGAAGTTGCTCCTGACGAAGAGGAGCAAGCGCAACTCGAACAAAACATACAAATGGCATTATCTAAACAAGATATTAATCTTGAGGATGCTATTGATATTAGAAGCCTTAAGAATATTAAACTCGCTAATCAACTATTGAAGTTAAAGCGCAAGCAAAAGCAGGAAAGAGAAGAGCAAATGGCTATGCAGAAGCAGGCTATTAATGCACAGCAAAATTTAAAATCTCAACAAATGGCAGCACAGCTTGCACTGCAAAAACAACAAGCAGAGTTGCAAGGCAAGATGCAGCTTAAGCAAGCAGAGATAGCTTTTGAAATTGAGAAAATGAATAACGAAGCTAAATTAAAATCTCAGCTTATGGCTGAAGAGTTTAGCTATAATCAACAGTTAAGAGGTATCTCTGAAAAGGCATTACAACAAAGAGAGACTCAAAGAGAAGAGGCTAAATCTAAAAGAATTGATAAGCAAAATACTCAACAATCTAGATTAATAAATCAAAGGAAAAATAATCTTCCTCCACAGATATTTGAATCCAATGAAGACAGTTTAGATGGTTTTGATTTGGCTGAGTTCTCTCCTAGATAGTCTAAAAAAATAGACAATATTTTATTATTAACTTTGCAAAAATCTAATTAAATGGAAATTAAAGTAAGAGCCGTAGGCGAGGTGGAGCAAAAGTCCACGCAAGAGGTAGAAAAAGAATTGCTTGACAAACACGAGCAAGAAGTAAATGGTGTTGAAGAAACACCAACCGTTGCTGAAGAAACTACTGTTGAGGTAGAACCTGAAGCACAACAATCAACTCAATCCTCAGAGTTAAAAGAGGAAGATGTTCTTTCCTATATTAAGAATAGGTATGAAAAAGATTTTACGTCGGTAGACCAAATGTTTGAGCAGCAAAGCTCTAACGATGAGCTACCTGAAGATGTAAAAGCTTATTTCGAATACAAGCAAAAGACAGGCAGAGGAATGAGCGACTACATAAAACTTAGTCGTGATTTTGATGCTATGGATGATAACCAACTTTTATCTGAGTATTTACTAGCTTCAGGCGAAGCTACAGATGCAGAGGATGTAGAGTTCATGATGGATGACTTTTCATACGATGAAGATTTGGATGATGAGAAAGATATCAAGAAAGCTAAGTTGGCTAAAAAGAAAACTATTGTAAAAGCTAAGAAGTTTTTCAAAGAGCAGAAAGAGATGTATAAAGAGCCCCTTGAGTCAAGCACGGCTTCAATCTCCGAGCAACAGCGACAAGCTTTGGAATCTTATAATCAATATGTTGAACAGGCTAAGACTCAAGAGGAAGAGTTAAAGAGAAGGCGTGATTGGTTTTTGAAAAAAACCGACGAGGTATTTAACCCGGAGTTCAAAGGTTTTGACTTCAAAGTGGGTGAGGATAAAACGCTAACTTTTTTACCAACCAAGAATGTCGATGAGCTGAAAAAAGCAAACTCTGATTCATCAAGCTTCGTAAAGAAGTTTATTAATGATTCAGGTTTACTTGAGGATGCGAGTGGATATCACCGAGCTCTAGCCATCGCAAACAATCCTGAAAGGTTTGCTCGGTTCTTTTATGAGCAGGGTATGTCAGATGCGACTGAAGGCGTAGCGCGTAAGATGAAAAATATTAATATGTCTGAGCGTAAAACTCCGCAGGTTGCTCGTAGCAAGGATGGTTTGCAAATTAGGTCTATATCTGCGCCAAGCAGTAGAGGCTTAACTATTAAGAGTAAAAAGAATAAATAACTAAAAAAAGCTAGAAAATATGGCAGGTACGTTTACAGGTCCCGGTTTTGACCTACAGCCTTCAGCACAGCAGGTGCCTTTGGCGACAAATTATATAACCAACTTTGATTTCTTGAATCAGTATCTACCTGATACTTATGAAAAGGAGTTTGAGCGATATGGAAACAGAACTATCAGTTCTTTCTTGAGATTAGTAGGTGCTGAGATGCCTTCAAACTCTGACCTCGTTAAGTGGGCAGAGCAGGGTCGTCTTCACGTTAAGTACACTCAGTGTGGTACAGCAGCTGCAGCAGGAGATGATTCAGCGGCTTTCACTATTAATGATGCGGCTCAACCATTAGACGGAGCAGGTAACCCTGTTCAAACTACAGGTGCTGCAGCGTTTGGTGCTACTGCAGGTATTGCGTTACGAGAAGGACAGACTGTTGTTGTTGTTCAGAACGATGGTTCAGGAGAGAACAAGGGTATTGTTACAGACGTGAACCTAGGAACAAGTGTAGTAACAATTGCTTTCTACGAGGCAGGTGGTCTTGTGACTGCAGGTACAGGTGCAGGTGCATCAGATGTAACCATCTTCGTTTATGGTTCTGAGTTCCGCAAAGGAACAGTTGGAATGGACGGTGCTCTTGAGTCTGATGACTACATCTTCGAGAACTCTCCTATCATTATCAAGGACAAGTATCAAGTTAACGGTTCTGATATGGCTCAAATCGGATGGATTGAGGTTACAACTGAGAACGGTGCTAACGGATACCTATGGTATATGAAGTCTGAGCACGAGACTCGTTTGAGATTCGACGACTATCTTGAGACAGCTATGGTTGAAGCAGTTCCTGCTGAGGCTAACTCAGGTGTTGTTAATCCTGCACTCAACCCTACATTTGGTAACAAAGGTTCTGAGGGTATCTTCTACACTGTAGGACTAAGAGGTAACCTTTGGACAGGTGGTGTTCCTAACGCTCTTGCTGACTTTGATACCATCATTGGTAGATTAGATGCTCAGGGTGCTATCGAGGAGAACGTATTGTTCATCGACCGTCAGTTTGGATTCGCTATTGATGACATGTTAGCTGCACAAAACTCTTATGGAGCGGGTGGTACGTCTTACGGTCTATTCGATAACGATGAGGAGATGGCATTAAACCTTGGATTCTCAGGATTCCGCAGAGGTTATGACTTCTACAAGACTGATTGGAAATACTTGAACGACCCAACAATGAGAGGAGGGAACGTTGCGGGTACAGGTGCTATCAACGGATTGATGGTCCCTGCAGGCTCAACAAGTGTTTACGACCAAATTCTTGGTAAGAATGCTAAGAGACCTTACCTCCACGTTAGATATCGTGCTTCAGAAACTGAGGACAGACGATACAAAACTTGGATTACAGGTTCTGCCGGAGGTGCAAGAACATCTTCTTTAGATGCAATGGAAGTACACTTCCTATCTGAAAGATGTGTTTGTACTATGGGTGCTAACAACTTCGTATTATTCGAAGACTAGTATTACTAGATGGGTGGGGTGTCCTCAAGGACACTCCGCCCTTTTTTTTAAAAATTAAATTGAATTAAAATGAATTTTGAATTAAAAGACAGAGTATATAAACTCACAAGAAACAAGACTCCACTGTCTTGTATTATCCCATCAAGAAATAGCCAACGTAGTCCATTACTTTACTTTGATGAAGAGAAGGGTTACAACCGTGCTTTGCGTTACGCAAGAAACCAAAAGAGCTGCTTTGAAGACGAACAGGACGGCAGTGCTGTGGTAGAGCCAATCATCTTTGAGGATGGCATGCTACGAGTTCCAAAGAACAATCCTGTATTACAACAGTTCCTACACTACCATCCCCTTAACGGAAAGAAGTTTGTTGAGGTTGACTATGGCAAAGATGCACAACAAGAGGTTGCACAGTTAAACATTGAGGTTGATGCATTGATTGAAGCCAAGTCACTTAGCCTTGAGCAGCTTGAGAATGTTGGAAGGGTATTATTCTCAAGAGATGTAAGTACTATATCTACGGACGAGCTTCGTCGTGATGTATTGGTATTTGCAAGGAGAAACCCACAGGCGTTTATGCGAACCGTTTCAGACCCATCGCTAAAGCTTCAGTCTACTATTCAGAAGTTTTTTGATGATAGGTTATTAGGGCTTCGCAACAAGGACCGCGATGTTCACTTCAACCTAAAGGGTAACAAAAAGAGAATGACAACCATTCCATTTGGTGTAGACCCAATTGAGTATTTAGCTGATTGGTTTAAGACCGACGATGGCGTTGAGGTGTTGCAGTTCCTAGAAAAGCAGTTAGATTAATTCGATTATCTTTGTACTGTATTTTTTAACTCATAATTTTTTATATGAAAAAGTTTTTAAAAGTCGTTGACTCTTCGGGGGCGACGCATCAAATTTCTGCCACAGGCATCGCAGAATTTTCAAAAAATGCGGGTAACCGCCTTCAAATAGAGTACGTGGATGGAAGCAAAGTTACATTAACTACTTCGTCAACACCTTATACGGACGCTGACACTGATGCACTCGCAGATGTAATTATTGGATTAAGTCAGAGCAAATGGACATCAACTACTAAGATATTAACTCTTAGTTCTGCTCCGACAGTTGTATTTTCGTTTTAATTTTTAACCATTAATTTTTTATACCATGGAAAAGTTTATCATTTTAAACAACACTGCTGATAAGTACTACGTTGGTGCTGATATTACATACGCTGAATTAGTAGGGGCTGTTGGTTCAGAAAACCTTACTCTTTACTATAAAGACAAGACGGTTACTGTTGACCAATCGGCAGCAGCAACTCAGGCTGATGTTGATGCAATCAACGATGCTGTAGCTGCAGTTTGGGCTCAGGGTTATACCGAATCAACGATAGGTCCTTTAACGTTAAGTAGCGTTGTGAACGGAATATCATAAGACGTTATTGTAAATCACTAACTAAAGGGGTCAAAGCGACCCCTTTTTTTATTTTGTATCTTTAGGTAAATATTTTAGCAGATGATAAACTCGGTTAGAAATACAGTGCTATCGGTGCTGAACAAGAATAACTACGGATATATCTCACCTGCCGATTTTAACTTGTTCGCCAAGCAGGCGCAGCTTGATATCTTTGAGGACTATCAGTATCAGTACAACTATCAGGTTAACGCGGAGAATGCTCGTCGTTCGGGCACGGCATTGGCGGATATTAAGAAAGGATACGAGGAGGTTCTCAATACGTTCTCTCGGTTTGATTTTTTAAGTCACGTAGGAGGGAACAACTTTGACATGCCTAGTGCAACCACAACAGGTTTCGACTACTTCTTTATTAATAATGTTTTTGTTTACACCACTCAGTTGGCATCGGGTGACTCTGATGCATCAGGTGCTTTTCAGTTAGTTGATGCTACCGCAGACTTTGTGGCTGCAGGTGTTGAAACGGGTGATGTTGTGGTTAATACAGCAACAAATAAAGGAGCTACGGTATATGCTGTAACGACAACCACTCTAACAATCAGTGAGAGTATATTCTTAGCTGCACCTGAAGCATACGTAGTGTATGATGGGCAGTATGGTTTCAATGAGGCAGAGCGTGTGTTGAACGATAAGATTGTTTTATTGAATCGCTCTTTGCTTACAACACCATCAACAATGTTCCCCGCTTACGTGCAGAACGAAGATGTTCTTACGTTGTTTCCAAATACGGTGAATGACTTTGGTATGGTAAGATGTCAGTACCTAAGATATCCGAAAGACCCTAAATGGACGTATGTTAACTTGACAGGAGGTGAGCCTGTGTTTGACCAATCGCAACCTGACTTCCAAGACTTTGAGCTTCCGTTGGATGATGAGCCAACATTAGTGATGAAGATTCTTCAGTATGCGGGTATGTCAATCAGAGAGCTACAGGCTGTACAGTTTGCTCAGGCTGCTGAGATGTATGATGACCAAGAAGAAAAAGTAACTACAGCGACTACAACCACTAGAAAAAGTAAATAATAGATGTCTTATATATCACAATATCAATATTACGAGAACAATGGTAACGCACCCGAGAATGCCAATTGGGGGTCGTATCAGTACGTTAGCTTAGAGGATATAGTAAACAACTTCATGCTGATGTACTCGGGCAACCACAATCTTGTAAATAACGAGGAGAGATACAAGGTGTTGTTCCATGCGAAGCGTGGCATACAGGAGCTGAACTACGATGCGTTTAAGGAGATTAAGATTCTTGAGCTTACGGTTTGTAATACACTACGATACGTTCTTCCTTCTGACTTTGTGAATTGGGTTAGGATATCTGTTTTTAAAGATGGTATGCTATACCCACTCACTGAAAATATTCAAACCAATTGGAGCAGCGCATACCTACAAGACAACGACTGCCGTATACTGTTTGACCAAGACGGTAACGCATTAAGCCCTGAGAACTCAAACTTAGATTTTGAAAGAATCACAGGAAGTAAAAAATCTATATACCTAAACTCCGGCAACCCCTTTAATGGTCTTGAAGGATACTGTTGCGATGGGTGTTGGTATTTTGATTACGCTATTGGAGCACGATATGGACTCAACACCGAAACAGCAAACGCCAACCCTACCTTCTCTATAAACAAAAAAGGAGGTGTAATAAACTTCGACTCTCAGATGGCTAATCAAGTATGCGTGCTTGAGTACGTGTCTGATGGAATGGAGGGTGGAAACAACGCATCAATCAGCTTGAATAAATTATTCGAGGAATACATCTACGCTTACATCGAGTACTCTATCTTAAGCTCAAAGCTAAATGTACAGGAGTATATCATTGCTAGGGCGCGTAAGCGTAAAGGAGCGTTACTAAGAAACGCAAAGATTAGAATAAGCAATATACATCCCGGCAGACTCTTAATGAATATGAGAGGCAGAGATAAATGGATAAAGTAGTATGGCAAGTACGCAGAGAAATTTTATAAAGGGTAGAATGAACAAGAGCCTTGACGAGAGGCTTTTGCCTAATGGTGAATATGTGGATGCTATGAACGTTAGACTCGGGTCTACTGAAGACTCTGAGATTGGTTCGGTTGAAAACACAAAAGGAAACGAGGCACTTACCGCTATTGGATTTGATGGAACGAATCTTTCTGCAAACGCTAGATGCATAGGAGCATTTGAAGAGGGTGAGGACGAGACCTTGTATTGGTTTGTTCACGACCCATCTTTTAGTGTTGGAGCTACAGGAAAGCTTGACCTTATAATGTCATACAATACAAACACTGATGTATTAACATACCACGTTATAAGTATTGATGATGGAGGGGGGACAAACACAACTTTAAACTTTGATGAGAGAAATCTTATTACAGGCATAAACAAGGTAGACGACCTATTGTTTTTTACCGACGACCGAAACCCTCCACGATTTATAAATGTTACAAGGTCTTACGATGCACCTATAACAAACATTGACCAATTCACAGCGGAGCAGTTATTGGTCATTAAGAAGCCACCAATAAACTCCCCTGCAATAGCACCTCTTACTAGCACAAGTGAGAATAACTATTTAGAGGATAGGTTTGTATCATTTGCCTACAGATATAGATACGCAGACAATGAGTACTCCGCTACATCACAGTTTTCTAATCCATCCTTTATACCAAAACCATTTGACTTTGATACGCAGAGTTTTTTGAATGAGGGTATGATGAACTCCACCAACGTTTGCGACATAACATATAATAGTGGTAGCGAGCTTGTGGTTGGCGTAGACCTGTTGTTCAAGGATATGAACACGGGCATTATAAAGGTCATCGAAAAGCTTGACAAGTCTGACCTTGGATTAGCAGATAATACTGACTATACGTATACTTTTAGCAATAGCAAGGTGTTTACTGTTCTTGCTGACTCAGAGATACTAAGGCTATTTGATAATGTTCCTAAGTTAGCCAAGGCTCAAACACTAATGGGTAATAGGTTAATGTATGGTAATTATTTGGAGCAGTACGACCTTACCGACCTTAATGGAAATGCTGTAAAGCTTGAGTATGATACATCTCTTTTTACGCAAGATGTGGGAGAAGTTGAACTAACAGGCAGTGGAACTACATCAGGTACTTATACGTTAAATGGAATTGTTGTACCTAATGCGTGTGTTTTACAAATAGACCTTTCAGGCGTAGAACTCAAAGCAGAGGCTCAACTATCTTTATCATTTACGATAGAACATGATGGAACTGCATCAGGTACGGGCGCGCCATTTAACAGCGCGACAACTCCTGTAACATCTATCAACTTTGATTATGTTCTTCAGCAAGACTTTGCGAGTCCATTTGATTTGGCTCAAGACCCTAACTTTATTAGAAGAATAGGTCAATTAATTTTAAAGTCTGTAGGAAGCAATACAAGTACAACTCTTAACAAGTTAGTAGATTCAGGAGCCAACTTTACGGGGGATGGTGTAGAGGTCGGTGACTTTGTAACAAATAATACAACAAATCAGCAGGCGGCTGTAATTGCTGTAGCAGCTACCGAGTTAACGTTAGATGGAGATATTTTTACTTCGTCCCCACAGGCTTATTCAATTTATGATGCAAGTAGCATAAGAGATGTGTCTCAATCTTGCAATGGTATAACGCTTACTGATTTTTTAAACTGCGCATCTACAAGTACGCTTGGGACGTATTCAAAAGTATCAAGTGGAATTGGGTCATTGCCACAGCCGGTAGCAATAATTTCAGCGCCTACATCAAACATTATTTCTCTTCAAATTCCTGCAATGAAATATCAGGATGGAGCAAGTAATGCTTTTGAATATTATGGTATATCTAATCTCAAGGTTACATATAGAGAGTTAGGCAATCCAAAAAGTTTGCATAGCAATAGGGGGTATGAAGTTGGAATTGTGTATATGGATGACTTTAATCGCTCTAGTACAGCATTAGTTAGCGAAAACAACACAGAGTATGTTCCGTGCGGCAATGCTGATTTAACCAATCGAATAAAGGTAACCATACCTGTTCAGCAGTTAGCTCCATCTTGGGCTACTAGATATAAGTTTTGTATTAAGGCAGATAAGGATACCTACGAAACTATATATACTAACTTATTTTTTACTGATGTTGTATCAGGAACTAAATGGTTTATTCTTGAGGGAGAGAACTCAAGAAAGGTTGAGGCAGGGGATGAGTTAATTGTAAAAAGAGATACAAGTGGTCCACTTAATAGATGTGAAACAGCAACAGTTTTAGCCAAAGAAGCAAAGGAAGCAGATTTTATTTCTCCTAAACCTGTTGACTCGCAAGGGAATGAGGTGGCTGTTCCTGCAGGAGTATATATGCAAATGCGTGTAAACAATTTTTCTACTGAACAGCCTGACCTTCCTTTTGTATCTCCGGGCAAAGCCTCAGCGTGTGAGAATGGTGTTAATGTGGCACCTAGAATTAAAACACCTATTGGGTCTGTAGACAACCCCAATGTTGGGACTTCGCCTTATACTCCAACAACAGCTCCATTTATAACATACACTATCCCATCGGGCTCTCGTATTAAAATAAAAGCAGACTTTTTAAGGAAAGGAAATGCTTTTGCTTGTAGCCAAAGATTTGGTCCTGACGTTGATTTAACTCTTACAGCTACTCAAGACTACGATAATTTTGTTGAATGGTGGGAAGGAGACGGAGTCGCTGCATTATTAAATAATGGACCTAAAGGAACTGACAGTCCTACTGCATGCGAGCCTGAAAATGTATATATTCCAACAATACTTAAAACATCTTTGGGTCAATCGGCAGCTAGTGTTCCTAGTGAGGAATGCAAAAACTATTGGCAGTTTCTTGAAAATGATGTTAATACGAGCAGTGGTTTTGGAGAAGTAAGTTTGATTGTTACAGGTACGTTGGCTTGTGGAGTTGGTAAAAAAAGAAAGTCTTGTATCAATGTTAAAATTAGCGTACTTCGCTCTGACAATCTTTTGGTTTTTGAAACACAGCCACAAGATGCTTTACCTGATTTGTGGTATGAAAGTTCTACGTCATATCCAATTGATACAGCTACAGGATACCACACAGGAAACGAGCAGAATCAAAATGCATCGCAACCTGCTATTGTGCTTACGGAGTTCTTTAACTGCTTTGCATTTGGTAATGGTGTAGAGAGTTATAAGATTAAGGACTCTATAATAGGTAAACCGCTTGAGATTGGTAACCGAACAACTACTACTTCGGCAGAGGACTACAGAGAGATTAGAAGGTTTGCTGATATAACGTACAGTGGAGTATACAACGACGAGTCTAATGTTAACAAGCTAAACGAGTTTAACCTTGGCTTGCTGAACTTCAAAGCACTTGAGGATACATACGGACCTATCACATTGTTGGATGGTAGAGAGACAGACATACTGACTCTTCAAGAAGATAAGATATCTTACGTGCTTACAGGCAAGAACCTACTGTCTGACTCAACGGGTGGTGGTGCTGTATCGTCTGTGCCCGAGGTGTTAGGCACACAGATTGCACGTATAGAAGATTATGGAAATAGTAATAACCCTGAAAGCTTTGCTAAGTGGGGTTCTAATAAATTCTTTACAGATGCAAAGCGTGGAGCAGTAATTCAGCTATCGGGTTCAAATTCACAAAATGAAAATTTGACTGTGATATCTGAGATGGGTATGCGTAGCTACTTCAGAGATTTATTTATACAGGACTTCGACACTCAGAAGTTAGGAGGATATGACCCGTATATGAACGAGTATGTTCTTAGTGGAAACACCATCAAACTACCTGCAGAGGAGGAGTGCTTAAACTGTTTCTTTAGAAAAGTATTTGCAGTGGGAGCCAAAGGTACTACACAAACATTTTGTGTCGACCTTACCGAGTTGGTGGGTACCGTAACGGTTACGTACAATGTTACTAATGTAAGTGGCACTTCAACCATTCAGTCAACGTATGATGGCAGTACTACAAGTAGTGGTCCTGTTGCAGGCGGAACAGGAAGTTATACATTTAACAAGAACAAGGTTGGTGTAACTAAGGCATTTTTTACTTTAAGTGCCACAAATCAATCGACTATTGACCTTAAGGTAAGTTGCCCTGATGCACTAGAGATGAGCCTTATTCAGATTTGCATAAGCTCTGACGACGACTCAGGTGAGTTGATACACAATGAGTACAGGTGGGATGACACATCCTATGTTTCTCCTTTACATTCTAATCAAGTAACGCTAGGTAGTGGAGCAGGTCTTGTTATATCTCAGTACTTGAGAATACCTACACCAACCGCACTTAATCCTAATCCAACCACTCCTCAAGGTGGGTCTATAATACCTGCTGACGGTGCAACAGTGAGCGTAAGAAGCAATAGAATTACAGCTAGTGGTGATGACTTTGATTTTAATACCGCACAGCACGACCTGCTGTTCTTAAGAACTAATACACTGTATGATGAGACTGTGGCAGATATAAACACTCTGTTGACGTTTGCAACTCAGATAACCCCTGTAACGGGAGGACCCGACCTATATCAAGGAAGCTTTACAATGCCTGCGTCAAGCGACAAATACTTATATTTAATTTATGATTACAGAGATAAGCAACAAGCCACACTGTGTTATTCTGCGGTTGGAATTACAGATGTTTGCTGTAACTGTACCTAAAAAATAAAATAAATGGCAACATCAGGAACATATTATTTAAACGGACCCACACTCCAAACAGCCACTCTTGTGTACTCAGATGCAGCGTTAACAACACCCGCACCTGATGGGTGGTACTCTGACGGGACGATAGCTAGAGAGCAGACAGGCTTTCCCAACAGTGTGTTGGGTATAGTTCAGTCTTGCCCATCGTGTGCTGTTGCGTGCTCAGGTACAATAAATGCGCCGAGTGGTGCCGTTGGTGTTTACCGTATAGACTTTAATACATCAACCGATGTAGGGTGTATTATAGTTCATTTTGAAACGGGAACTAATCCTGATGGCGGGAGAGTAACATACAATGGAACAACATTCAATCAGTTTACAACTGTAAACGATGGATACAAAGCAAGTGCTGCGTCTACCTCAAACTACACCTTTATGGGTACTACTGCCGATGCCACTACTTGTGGTTTACAGGCGGCACTTAATAGTGGAGGATACTCAGCACAAAGGCAGTATAGATGGAACGGTAGTGCTTGGGTAGACTATGGAACGTCAGGTACAAACACAAGTGTGCTTGCCAATAATCTTGTGGACACCTCAGCTAATTTTGTTACTGACGGTATTCAGGTTGGTGATGTTGTTCGCAACACCACAACAACCACACAAACTACCGTTACTGTGGTAGCGGCTCAACAGCTTACACTTGCTGCTGACATCTTTACTGCGACACCTGAGACCTACGAGATTGACTCGGGCGTTATAACAGGTTCGGGTGGAGCAGGTGCTCTCCCTTCAGGTGATATTCAAACATCTGCAACCGACCCCGGATGGGCAACGGTATACGTGCCTAAGCTTTCTGCTAGTCCGTCTGATGTGCTTGCTGAGTTTGTTGGTCCGTGTGCTTCAACGGGTTGGAACGTTGAGATAGTTTGCCCTGTTCTTTTGACAGGTGTCCCTACAAGTAATGCGGGCGAGACGTGTGGAAGTGATTTCCCTAATACATTTTATAACGTTAAGAATAGAGGTGGCACAGCGGGTGAGCCTGCAATACACGAGTTCTTTGTTCGGGATGAGTATGGAACACAGAGAGTAGCGGCAGGCACTTACACCATAAATCCATCATCGGGCAAGAAAACTATTGTGGTTGATGCCAACGGAGTAATAACAAGCATAACAACCTGCCCATAAAAAATAAACTATGTCAGTAACAACGCCTTTTACAATAACGTATAGCGAGAGTTCCAAAGGGTTTCCATCGTTCTATTCATATATTCCTGACTTTATCGTTGGTATGAATCAGTACCTGTATACGTTTAAGGGTGGAAATCTTTACAGACACAATAGTGATGCTGTTAGCAGGAACTCTTTTTATGGCGACCCTGTTGTTTCGTCAAGCATAACAACCGTATTTAACGATGCCCCTCTTCAAAATAAAATATTCAAGACGATAAATTTGGAGGGTGACGATGCTTGGAAAGCTACCATAGTATCTGACCTTCAGACCACAGGTCTTATTGAGGCTTCATACTTTGAAAAGAAGGAGGCTGCGTGGTTTGCATTTGTTAGAAACAATGGACCAACAGGAGCAAACACGGTGGAGTCTGAATGGGAGCTGCGTTCCTTGAATGGTATTTCAAGCAGTTTAAGTGTGGCGGGAGCAGGTGTAGCTGTTAATGTAAACTTTGCAACATCCGTAAACATAGGTAGCATTATCAGTGTGGGCGACAATCTTTATTATGCTACGCCATCTACCCCACCTGCCACATCAACGCCTATCTTTGCAGGAGCGGTAACACAAATTAATGTAGACCTACCCAATGGTCTTAATCAAATAGTTGTTGATACAACTGTAGTGGGTGCAACACCCCCACCAAACCAAACAGACTATTTCTTGTTTATCAAAAACCCTATCGCTGAGTCTCACGGTATACTTGGTCACTTTGCTGAAATTAAGCTTGAGTTGCCTAACACTATTACTGCAGCATCAGAGTTGTTTGCTGTTGAGTCGGAGATAATGAAATCGTTCCCGTAAAATTAGTATCTTTATACGCAGATGAGTTTAATTATTAGACCATTGCAGGATAGCGACTACGATTCTATTCTTGTGAAGTGGTGGAAAGATTGGGGGTGGGAACCTACGCCAAAAGACTTTCTGCCTCAAGACGGTAAGGGTGGTTTAATGATTATGGATGAAGATGAGCCTGTATGTGCAGGGTTTATTTACACCACCAACTCATCAGTTGCTTGGGCTGATTGGATAGTGTCTTCAAAGACATACCGAAAGAAACCTGAACGACAGCAGGCAATTGTATTGCTTGTAGAAAAATTAGAGGAGGTGGCAAGAAACTCAGGCTATAAGTATCTGTACGCACTGATAAAACACAAGGGGCTTATAAATACTTACAAGGAGCTTGGCTTTGTTAAGGGTGACACATATAATGCGGAACTAATAAAAGTACTATAGAATGGCAGGATTTACAGCAATTGCAGCGGGCGTTGGATTAGCAACTAAAGGCATTACTACGGGGTTATCATTCGGTGATATGGCTAAATCCACTAGGAAGAGAGACGAAGCAAACCTAGCAGCAGCGAAATCATTAATGGAGGCTGATAAAATGCTTGACATTAATGTTTACGATAAATTAGGTATTGCAAAAGAACCTTTTGAATTAGAGAGAGAAGCACTTTTGCAACAAGGCGCGACCGCACTCCAACGAGCCGTAGAAGGAGAAACAAGGGGAGCAGCTGCTGCAGCGGGAAGGATTCAACAAGCAATGACAGGCGCGCAAGCAGGTCAACGTGCAGCTATGGGTCAAGAGCTAATGAGACTTAAGGAATTAAGCGCTGCCGAAGAAGGAAGGCTTAGGGATATGCGATATAATCTAGAGCTTGAAAAAGCAGCGGGAGCACAACAAGCAGCCGCTCAATTTGAGATGGAAAGAAGAAAGGCGCTACAGGAAGGAGTACAGGGTGCTGTTGATGTGGGGGTGTCTGTTGCTGAAATGGTTCCTCTATACAAATCAAGTGCTAGGGCTAGACAAGCAGCGGCAGGACAAATGGAGTTTGGAGGAGAAGAGTTTGCTGAGTTTGGTATGATTGGTCAGCCCGGTCGATTGACAGGTAACCAAATGTCTGATTTGGATTTTGAAGCTATATCAGAAATGAGCCCAAAAGAATATAGGTTGTTTGAAAAAAGCTTAACTCCTAGGCAAACACAGTTATTGTTTGGGAGTCAACAGTTTGGAGATTTGTATGTAGACCCAAGTCAAAGGGGAGGCTTTGTTGGTGGTTTTGGGTTCGGAACTAACGCTACTCCTGAGGGAACAGGCTATCAACAGTATTTAGATTTCTTAGAGTTTCAAAAATCACTAGAGTAAATGAGTTATTTTAAGTTTGCCCAACGCCAAGTAGATAGCCAAATAAATTGGTCAGAGATTGGTAAGTCAATGTCTGATATGCTTCAGGAAGAGGCTCAAGGCAGAGAAGCTAAGAAAGCAGAAATTGATGAGGCATCAAGACAGTATGGAGAGGTTCTATCTGATGCTCCTACGGGGGACTATGATGCAGGTAACACTTTTGCTTTAGACTATGCCTCTAGTGCACAGGAGTACAGGCTTATGCAAGATAGACTTTTAAGGCAGGGGCAGCTTAGTTTAAGAGATTATAATATTGGCAGACAAAACGCTTTAGATGGAACGTCTAATATGTTTGACCTTGTAAAAGAATACGAGTCAGAGTATCAAGACAAAATGTCAAGGTGGGAAAACGACAAGTCTGCTTTTCGTGAGGTATGGGAAATGGAGCAAGCAGAAGGTCTTGGTAACCTACGTCTTTCAAGAGGGTACATTAACCCAACCAATGGGACTGTTAGTATAGGCAAAATGGTGAAGGATGAGAAAACCGGCATGATGAGGCTTAGTGAAAACCCAAATGATTTTGCTACAGTCAATGAATTAAGGTTAAGATTAAAAGAGAAGTACGATAGGTTTGATGTAAATGCCGCTACCGCTGCTGCTGTAGATAATCTTGGAGCGATAGAAAATGATGTTTTTAATAGGGCAAGCAGAGGTAGAGTTAATACCATAGTTACAACTATAGATGCCAAAAAGGGAGATTATAGCTTGGAAGATGAGCAATTTGTAGCTACTTACAAAACGTGGGAAGATGGTCAGGTTTCTTCTATGATGGTAAATCCTAATGATATAGCATCTGTTCTTACTGATTTTAAATTGACAGCTCCTAATGGTAAGAGATATGATTTCACTTACGACAAAGAAGAGTTTGAAGCACAAGAAGAGGGAGGTGAACTTATATTTTTAGACCGAAGCGAGATTGCTAGAGGTGTTCCTGTATTTAGAGAAGAACAACAGGATGCTGTAGAGCAAACTTTAAGAATTGGTATTAGAGCGGGAATTGATGAGAAGGTACAAGTAAAAGGAGGTGGTACAGACCAACAAAAAAATCAAGCGATTATAAATCAAGAGGAAAAAGAGGCAACTCAACAGAACGCTTTGACAAATTGGGACAAGTTGTATTGGGGTACTGAAGCTGAAAAACAATCAGCAGCAGACTTCATTAGCTCTATCAATCCTTCTATAGAGAAAATAGTAAGCACACCAACAGGTATAAATATTGTATATACCGATGCAAGTGGGCGAGATACTAGACCGCTAGAGTTTGGAGACAGTCAACAGCAGTGGGCTGAAAAGATAAACTTCGGATTAAGGAAAGATTTATACATAGATAATATTAGTGAGGTTTATTCAGCGGCAGGAATTGAAGGCAATAGAGAGTTAAATATTGCAGAATTTGTATCTGCGGGAATACCTAAGGTTACCGAGATAGAGGCTAAGGGTAGCTTCGAAGATGTCTTTAAACAACAAGGTAATAGAGACTTTAATGTAGAGGAGGCTATACAGGGAATTGACATGTCTAGAGGCAAGAATGAGGAGGAAGAGAGAGCTATAGCTCAATTCATAAACGAGGCAAATAACATCATGAATGTTTCATCAAGCAGTTATAATGTTAGACCATTCAAATTGAGCTTTTTAGGAGGCTCAGGGTATGTAGTTAGTATTGACGGCAAGGAATATGAGGTTAGAATTGACGGCACAAAACAGCAAATGCGAGAGGACCTTAAACCTATTAAAGAAGCCTTGATTCTTAAAGGATTATCATTTGCAAATGTCATGTATTCTGATGCTGAAGACAGAGAGAACTTTATAAAAACATACGGGACAGTGGAAGCTAAAAATGAAGGAGACCCTAGCCCTAATCCTAATCCTAATCCTGCTCCTTAAAGATAATATAGTATGGAAGAACAATATTTACGGGACCTATTCGGTTGGATATCAAGTCAAGACCCCACCTTTGAGGACAGGTATTCATTCAATGATTTTGCTACCAATATGCAAGATGACCCGCAGTATGTTGGTGACATGTACAATTGGATTAGTAGCGTTGACAATACTTTTCCTGAGCGATACACTATAGGAGCGTTTATGGAAAAAGTTAGTGCTCCGCCCCAAACTAGACCAAAAAAAAAAGAACCCTTTGGTATCCGAAGTGGCTTAGATATAATCGAGGAAGCGGGCGCATTCGACCCTTCTTTGTCAGTAGAAGAAAAAGACCGAAGAGTAAGAGAGACTATATCTGCCGATTCACCATCTTTGGAATCAGCATTGAAGCCAAAAGAAGTAACGGGTGAATCTCCCTTTGTTGTTCCACAGGAGGAAGTAATAGTCGAAGAACAGGTTGAAGAAGAGCCACAGTTTGTTGGTCCACAGCTACCCACTACACAAGAAAGGCAAGATGAATACAATCGCCAAGTAGAGGAGGCTAAAGAACTAATACAGTCTCAATATGGAGTCATCCCCCAAGACCCTAGGCAAGAAGGGTATGTAAAGCCAAGGAATGAGGAGATTATTCAAGAGACAATTGGGTCTCCGTATGGAATGGCAGGGACAAGCATAGGAATGTTTCCGAAACAAGATAAGTTGCGGACATATGAGAGAGAGTCAAACCAAAGCAAAGCAGACAAAGCCTTTCAAAAGCTTTTAGAGCAAATTGAAGCTCCATTCTCTGAAATACTAGAGGAGAAAGACAGGGTTGCAGAAGAAAATATTATAGAGGAAGCTGTTGAGGGTAGGAGAAGGATTAGGGAGGCTGACGAGTTTGTTGAAGATTTATCTCTAATTACTCCAAGTTCCATGGATAAGGAAGAGGATGAGGCTGTTTCATATTTCAATGAAATCTTTGGGAAGTACGGCTTTACTTTTAGAACTATGGGAACCGACAATAGAATGAAAGCTTCTATTCTTTTGTCAGACGGAAGTGTTAAAACCCACGAGATAAATTTACAGCCTATTATTTTTCAAGACAATGAATCAGAAGAGGCAACTAAACTAAAACGATTTGTTGAGCAATATGCTTATGAACCTGACGAGGAAAGAGTAGAGTCTAGCTTTATTGAAGCTTCTAATAGAGTCAGAGATATTCGACCTACGGCTAGGTTTAATGAGGATGGAACAGCATCTACTGTTCTAATGCAAAGTCAAGAGGTTAAGGGAAAATATCTTGCTTACCCCACGCTATTCCCCGTTAGCGATGACCCATCAAAACAAACTACCAACCCAAGTGATTGGATAGAACTTGATGGAATGAAAGCCTTAGAAGAGGCGGAGAAGAGAGGTGAGGTATTTGTTTTTAGCACAGCAGAAGAGGCAGAGGATTTTGCAAGTGGAGCGTGGAAAGACTACAATAGAGCAGACTCAGAAGCTTACGATTTTTTCAGAGAAAAAGGTTATGACTACCTTACTATAAAAGAACAGTTTGAAACTTATGAAGATGCTAGAGATAAATATTTTGCCCTTCAAGGTGCTCCTCAATCATACAGCGAATTATCTGACGAAGAGAGATTTGTAATTGGAGAATTTTATGACCCCATTACAGGTCAGATTAGGCAAGATAGAAATGAATTAAGTAATAAGTATAAGAAGACAATGGATGGATTATCGTCTATTTACCTAGACAGTGACATCCAAAAAGTGGTTGAAGACTATGATATATATAGTAGTAGGAAATATCAAGAGGCAGCACAAAATGCAGTAAATCAAAATGCTGCCGCTGCTTACATTGCCAATCAACTTGAGGCAAATTCTTACGCCACATTTGGAGTTAGCTTAAGGGACCTTCATAATTATGTTCCTAAAAGCAACACTGAAAGATTTGCTCAACAGGATTTACTTACTGCTTATGAGGCAACAAAGCGCAGCAGTCAAATGGCGGCACAAAACTATATGGTTGCTGAAACATACTTGAGCAATAAGTTTGATGAGAATTTAGCGGGTCAGTTTGTTGAGGATTGGTCTAGTATAAGTCTTCAAATAAATGAAGGATGGAATAGGGGACAAGCAGGTGAGGAAATAATAAAATTTTCAATGGGCATTACGGGCGACTCCACAGAGGAGATTGCAAAAAACATTGTGGAGTATATGAACAGGTCTCAGTCCGGGGGAGATGTTTCAAGAGAAATGTATCGGTGGAACAGGGCTAAGGGATACAGAGAATATTGGGATGCAATCAGTGATGACCCCGGCACATGGATGATAGGTTTAGCGGCAAACAGTATATCTCAAATGCTTCCTTACGGTCTTGAAATCATACCTTCTTTTATGGCGACTTTTGGTCTATCAGGAGCAGCCATAGGTAGTGCCGTTCCGGGAGTGGGGACCGCTGCCGGATTTGGTACAGGATTAGCTTGGGGGGCAAGGGGTGGCTTTGCGGCTACGGGATTTGGTCTTGAATACACTAATGCTTTCTTTGAAGCATTAGCCAATGAGGGATATGATATATCAAATGTAGACGATGTTGTGTTAGCTCTGAATGACGAGGCGGTTTGGGCTACCACGCGAGAACGAGGTTTAAAGAGAGGTATTCCAATTGCTACGGTGGATTTAATATCATCAGGACTAGCGGGTCGGGTTTTCAAAGTTGGTAAGACAGCAAGTCGAGGAAGAAGAATACTAGCCCAAGGTGCGGAGCGTATAGTAGTTGACCCATTAGCCGAAGGGTATGGTGAATATTTAGCACAAAAAACAGTGGGGGATGCCATCAACATGAAGGAGATACTTGCTGAGATGGGAGGTGGACTAGGTAATAATAGTTCTATGGCTGCAGTTAATACCGCCCTTGACTTAAGAGGTCAAAACAACCTTGTAATTGCAAACGACCTTACCACTATTCAAGGACTAAACTCTGAGCTAAAAGGAGTATTTGCTCCGTCGCCCACTCGCCTAACAAATTGGGCTACTAAAATGGAGAAGCTTGGGCAGATATCTTCAGAGCAGAATCAAAGAATACAAGAAAACCTAGGACTAAGAAATGAGGCTTTGAATTTGTTAGAAGCTACAGAAGGTAATATTACCTCGGAGGTTTTGAATAGAACAATGGCTCTTATGTCAGCCAAAAACCAACTTGAATCTAATCCATCTAGAAAACAAATTTTCTCTAACAAGATAGCAGACATAAATGCTGAGTTGGCTGAGTTAGTTGAATCTAAGTTGGTAAGAAAAGTAGGGACTGAAACGAATCAAACATTTCAAACAGGATACCAAGTAAATATCAAAGGAGTCGCGGGTGTGGCTGAAGGTGCAAACGTAGACCTGAGAGAAGATGCTAAATCATTTTACATGATTGATGGCAAGCCTTTGACTAGAAAGAAATTTTTAAGTAAGATTTCAGACATGTCCTCTGCGCAATTCAACAAGCTAAGTGTTTTTGTCAAAGAGGACCAAGCCATGCTTGATTTAATAAACAAAAAATTTGGACCCAATGCCATTCAAGAGCAAAAAACAAGAACAGTATCTGCGACTGAACAAGCCGGAACTGTACAAGAAGTGGAAACGCAAGTACGGGATACTGAGCAACAACAAACCACAGGACCTAAGACCCAAGCGGAGACTGAGCAGGTAGCAGAAGCAGCACCCGTTCAACAAAAAGCACCGGCACCTATAAAGTATACCAAGAAAGATGAGACATCTATTAAAAACAAAAAAGTCAAAAAGGATAGGCTTGATGGTATATTGTCGTTTGTTGTTGACAAGCAACTAAACGAAGAGACTCTAACTGATTTTGAGAAAAAGCTTCTTTCCGATAATAATACTCGTGTGGATGAAATTGTGTCTTTGAAGACACAACAGGAAACCATATCCGAGCTTGACCAAATGATTGAGGAGCGTGGTGGTATTGTGGGTCAGCGGCAAGCACCCGTTACTGAAGAGGCTACAACTGTCACTGAAGAAGTTACTCCCGCCACCAAAGAGGTTACTCCTGTGGAAGAGGTTGTTCCTGTAGAAGAGGTAACTCCTACAACTGAGACTGTCACTACTGAAGAAACCGTAGTAACTGAAGAGGTAACGCCTACTCCAAAACAAACTAAAGCCACCAAAAAAATCAAAGCCCTTGAGGAGGAAAAATCTAGACTTGAGGATGAAGTGTTTACCGCAGAAGATGGAATAACTGAGGCAAACGAAGAAATTGCTAACACGAAGTCTGATTTAAAGGAAGAGACTGCAAGGCTTAATGAAGAAATAAAAAAAGTTAGGGCATCTAAACTTAACCGTGAGGAAAAGGCTGAGGCAATTGAAGACCTTAAGGCACAAAAAGAAGATGCCAAGCAGGATGCTCAGTCAGCAATTGAAGGCTACAAAGATGATATACGCGGCTACAAAGCTGATATTCGACAGGCTAAGAGTGGCTTAAAAAAGAATGCAAAAGCATTTGAAAAAGCTAAGACGACAGCTCAGGTTGCAACTAAACAAACAAAACCAAAAACTGAGACCACTGTCACTGAAGAGGCTACCGCCAAGCCAATGACAAAGAATCAGAAAAAAATGCAATCCGCGGTAGAAAGAACAACCAAAGCAATTGAGGATTCAGAGGCTGCCCTTGAAGAAGCAACTAAAAGAGCTAAAGGAGCAAGTGAGGCTCAAAAGAGTGCCGCTGAGTTGATGGCAAGAAGATTGGTTACCTTGACTAGAAAAGTAAGAGATGCCCAATCAAAAGGTCAGCAAGACAAACAGGCAATGATTAAAGCTCTTAGGGCATTAGAGATAGAGCTTAGTCCATTTATGAGTAAGTCTCAAAAGGCGGATACTGCTAATGGTATTAAATCTTTTGAGTCCGATTACGCTACAAGTAACAAAGCAATCAATGCACTTGTCTTAAGAATAAATAAAGAAGCAAATAAAATAACAGATAAGGCGGGAATACCTAGAGTAGACTTCAAGACTGAAGAAGGTCGAAAGGTTGATGTGGATTCTGTAGAAGATGTGGCAGAAAAAATAAACGAATCCCCTAGAGTTTCTATTGGGTTAGCCATTTCAGAATTTATTGAAAGATTAAGCAACAATAATCTGAGTAACGTATTTAAGCTGACTTCCTTTATCAATAAATCTTTTCCTCAAACCAATATAAGCATAGACCAAGAGACATTTGACAGGGTCATGGAGAGGGAGGATGTTCGCAAGTTTACTAAGAAGGGGCAGATTATTTATGGGGTAACTGTAGATGGGGATATATACTTAAACCCGCAAGTACATAATTATGAGTCTGCTCTATTTAATACAGCCATTCATGAGATGGGTCACGTATGGAGTAATTATCTTCAAACAACGGCTGAGGGAAGGAAGATATATGCTCAAGGTGTTAAGCTCGTAGAGCAAACTGAAACATACCAACAGCAGCTCAGGAAATTTAATGGAGATAAAAAGAAGGCTGCCAATGAAGCCATAGCGATATTGATTGGTAACAAGGGAGAGACTATCGTAAACGCCTCGTTGAAATCAAAATTCTCTTCTTGGCTTACAGGGATGTGGACTTATATAAAGTCACAGTTCAAACAAACATCAGAGCTTACCGCTGAAGAAATACAAAACCTTACGCTCGATGAGTTTCTTGGGTCTGCACTTGCAGATATTTTTGCGGGCAAGGAAATAAAGCTGACTGATTCTCAGATGAAGCAGATGAAAAACCCTGAAGTAGCTTTTAGCTCAGGAATGAGTATCAATGAAGTTATTGAAATGGGTAGAGATAATCTATACTCAGACACAGATATCATACAGGTTCTTTACGGAAGAGGATTCTCAAGGAAAGAAATCAATGAGGCGATGGTGTATAAGGTTATGCATAAAGAGAGAACAATGCCTGATGCCTTCAAGAGAATTGAGGGTGGCATCTTGCAGGCAGCCAAACTATACACCGACGTTCACAAAGCTATAGATGAATTTGCTTACGATGCAAAGGGCAGAAGGGTTAAGACTTATTCTGAGATAAGACAAAAAGCACAAGAGCTTATGAAAGCTCATCCTGTTTATGAGCAGCAAAGCGAGCAAGTTCAAATGGAGATATTAACTGCGTTTGATTCTAATTTAGGATACCGAAGCAACAGTCGATTGCAACGGAAAATGGCAAACATGAGGGCGGCTTTAAAGCAAAGAAGGATTGCCAAGGGAGATTTGAAAAGGGCTCAAGCAAAACTTCGAAACTATATACGCCAAAATCTTCCTAGGTCCAAAGACTACACTCAGGTTCAAATTAATAAGCTTATTAAGTTGGTGAATCAAACTACGGACAAAAACTTCCAAGAGAGAGTAGAGCGGGTTATTGAAATAGTAGATAAGCAGCGTGCTAAAATGAAGCGCAACACAATTGCTGAGATAAGTAAAGTAGTGGCATCAAAAGCTAAGACTCGGAAGCAAGGCAAAAAGAGAAGGGCTAAAGGAGTAGATGCTCTTACTCAACTTCAGTTCGCTCAAATCAAAAAGGTGTTAGATGCATTGCAAAAATCTAAACCCGAAACAAGAGCGGAAGCAATGGAGGCTATAAAAAGCAGGCTAGATTCTAACTCTACTATTATTAATGAGGCTATTGCCAAAATAGAGAATGGCGAGGAGATAACCTCCCGAGAACAGCAATTGGTTCAACTACAGTTAGCCTACGATACTTTTGCCGACATAGAAACAATGACTCTCGAAGAGGTGCAGCAGCTCCTTTCTGAGATGAAGAAGATAAAGAAGGAGGGTATTCTAAAGTTTAAGACAAGGAGGTTACAGCGTGCGGCTGATGCTAAGGCAATACAGGAGGAGGCGACTGAACAAATTCAAGAAACCAACCCTCTATTGTTTAATGAGGATGGCAAGCCTAAAGGGCGTGGTCAACTAGAAGCAGAAAAAAATGCTATCAGAGCTGACTTCTCTGCAAGAGGAATAGTTAAAAAGGTTTTCGACACAATATCTAATAAGCTTTTAGGAAGAAAAAGTGGATGGGTAACAGAGTTTAAAAATGTTTTAACTAATGTTGAGACCGTTACAAACTTCTTGGACAATAAAGCCAAGGGGAGAAGATTCTTTACTGAGAGAGTTTATAATAGTCTTAACAGAATGAGTGAAGTTAAGCTTCAGCAAATAAGAGAGAAGCGAAAAATTCTTAATCAAATAGCTATTGACTCAGGCTTCTCAAAAGGAATCGGTCAAGTAGAAGTGAGGCTGAATAGTTTGTTTGGATTAGATTTCTTGGGCAGACCAAAGACATACAGGTTGAATGGGCTAAGAGATTCTCGTGGCAAAAGTTATTCGGAAATATTTAATGCCAATCAATTGCTAAGAATTTATGCCTTAAGTAAAAATGAAAAGCAACGAGCTAAACTAAAAAACCAAGGCGTAACAAACGAAATGCTGCAAGATATTGAGAATCAGTTAGGACCTGACCTAATAAGATTTGCAGATAACGTAGTTGAGTATTTGAGCACTCAGTATTACGAGGAAACAAATTCAATATACCGATTAGTCAACGGTGTGAATTTGGGATATATAGAAAACTATTTCCCTACCAAGGTGCAGACTGATTCGAGTAATGAATTTTCTAACATGGTTGACAATGGTGACTTCTTGGGCACGTTTTCAGCACAGACTGCCTCTGCACTTAAGGACAGGGTTGACAACAATCAAGACATTGATTTAACCACTGAGACTTTCATTGGAACATTAATGACTCACATAGAAACAATAGAGAAGTTCAAGGCTTATGCTGTTGGTGTCCAAAGATTAAACGACATATTTAAACTTCCTGTTGTGAACACATTGATGGAGCAATCAAGCCTTAAGAACCTTCTGTATGGACTCATAATGGTAGAGGTAAATCCTATGGCTGCTGCTCAATCTATGAAAGCAATCGGCACAAATAGAACTCTTGCTCAGGGTTTGATTAGAAAGTATGTGGGGTATGTTCTTTCATTTAAACCTATTCAAGTTTTAAAGCAGATGACATCTTTTGTTTCTGCATATCGCGACTACAATTATTTCCCTGACAATAGTAGATTGCCTCAAGCTGTTAAGAGTTCTTTTGATTTATTTATGTTCCCTATAGATTACACTGCAGCTTTGCTAGGTGTTTTTGCTAAGGATGCATTTACTAGGAATGGTCCTATAGCAAAAGCTAGAGAGATGTCTGCAACTTTTAATGAGCGTTTCGTACAGGGTTTTCAGGGTGGAGATGTTTACGCACTTGAGTCAGGAACTCAAACGTTTAAAAAAGTTGGTAAGCCAACGGGACTACTTCAAAAAGCACGTAGAGCATTTAACATCGCAAAAGGAGGCTTCACTGCTTTGGGTGATATACTAGGTGTACTAGGTTACTATGTTAATTATAAAAGAAACATAGCTAATGGTATGACTGAAGCTGAAGCATTGGAAGCTTTCAATCAGTATGATGCTACACAGCAACCACGAAGAAGCACCAACAAAGCTCCGATACAATTAAAAAGTAATATTGGTTCTCAGCTGCTTACAACCTTTATGAGTGTTACATTGCTTCAGATTAACAGGTTAATGCAGAACACTACCAACATAGCGAAATCTATTAAGGCGGGTAAGATGCCAAGGAGAAAAGACATACGGGGTTTTGTGGTAGACTATTCAATTGCCAATGTTTTATTTACAGCCGCATCTAATATTGCTTTGCTTACGAGAGGTGACGATGAAGACAAAGAAATATTTTACAGAAAACTAAAGGATGCAGCCATAGGTCTGAACATACTGTACAACATTCCATTAGTTGGTGTCGCGCTAGAAGAGGGTGTAGCAGCTTATAGAGGTGAAAGAGCTCAGGCTGAGGTGGGGGTGAACCCAATTAGCCCAATCATTAGAGAAATAAATGAGGGTATAGAAGAAGACCCTGACAATTTTTTCAAGGCATATCTTAAACCATTAGGAGAGTTTGCTGCAGGGGCTAAGTTCGACTCACCTATTGCCTTGATGAACTATATACAAAAAGGCAAGTTCGGATTCTCAACTGAGGAAGAATACTATGAAAATATGTATGACATTTTTGGGATAAGTTCTTCTTACAGACCGGGGTATGGTAAAAGGGGAGAAGACTTGCAAGGAGTTGTTCCTATAGGAGGATTTGATGCTAGTACGAAGAGTGACTTGAAACGATTCGATGAAGATTTGTATGAGCAGATTTATGGAGAACAAGATGCGATTCAAAAACAACAAAGGGAACAAAGGAAAAAAATGCTAGAGGAAATGGGATACGTTGAGAAAAATGGTAAGCTTTATCCTATTAGATAAAAAAGGAAGGGGATGTGTCCTTGAAGACACACCCCCTTTTTCCTCATCTAATTTCTTTCACAATGATAAAACAAATTTTGGATATATCCAAACTCATTCCTCGTAGTACTTATAGTATCTGAAGCCCTTCTGCTTGTCGTAGTATATCATCAGCTCCTCATCGTTGACCGCACCCTCGCGTGGCTTTCTGCCTCCCCATCTGACCGAGCCCTTTATCTCTGTTGGCTTACCGTAGATGATGCCATCATCACACGCCCATATAATAACGGGGTTCAACCTCTTGTCGCACAGCTTGACAACCTTACGTGCAGCGATAGGTAGTGGGTATGCGCTTGATAGACTACGTAGTCTGCCCTTGACCTCGGCATAGGCTATAAGGTTTCCCTTGCTGTCGAACACACGGTAGTCAATGTCGTTAGGGTCAAGCTTCTTGTACGTGCCGTTGAACTTGCTCGTGAACTTCTCTATCGCCTTACGCTCTCTCTGTAGGTCTGATGCTTTTTCAAATCTCATTTCTCGTGTACCTCTATATGACATCGTGCACAAAGTAGTACGCACTTAGCCACCTCTTTTTTTAGTCTTCCTACGCTGTGTCCTGTCTTTGCTATGTTACCAATTGAGAACTCCTTGTTGCCTTGTGGATGGTGGAAGTGTAATGCCTTTGGCGTAAAGGTGTCGTGTGTTTCTTTTGAGTATCCGCACATCTTGCACGCCCTTGACATCTTGTAATCGGTAATCCATTGACTTGTTTCCTGCCTGCGTTTTTTCTTTCTTGCCGAGCAACATTCGATACAGTCACCACGAAGACTACCATTCTTCCTATGATAGAACTCTTCCTTCGACTTGCTTTGCCGACACAGATTGCAGACCTTATAGTTCATCCTTGATTGATTCCTCTATGTTATCAATCAACTCTCGCATTCTTATGATGTTCCTATGTAGGTCATCGTAATCCTCATCCATTAGTGATTCATATATATCAGCACTAGCATCATAGATACTGTCCATGACATTATTGACACGGACAATCCTAAGTGTATCTAGCGCATCTATCTTCATGACGTGGAGTCCATAGCCAAGAGAAAGGTCTGCCCCATCTTTTGGTCTATCGTTTTGATTGCTTTGTAAATACGTCTTGAGTTCTTGGTGACCTCAGACTTTTCTTTCTTGGTTGAGTCGATGCCTAGATTAGTGTACATCTCACAGTCCATTCTTAATAACTCGTCAATCTTCCTGCGGTCAGACCACGTCTTGAACTCAAGTATTTTTTCAATGTCGTTTATTGTATAGTCCATTTAATGTATGATTTAAATTCTTGCTAACCTCCTCTAGTGTTTGCTTATCCAATATGTTGTCGTGTATACGTAGCACATCTAGTACGGGGAAGTATTTTGCGTATCGACTTCTCTCAAGCATCAACTCATTTATGTCTAATGTAAGTTTTTTATTCTGCTTCTCCAAATCTATGGCATCCCCCACTAACCTCATTCGTGACACAAACTGAAACGGATGCTCGTTATTTCTGTCGAAATAATCAGCCTTAATCATCTCAAAATTTTCTTGTAGTTCTTGGTCGTATGACACCAAGTCCTCGAACACTCTGTATCCATTGATGACTGTAGCGTGATTCTTTTCTAAGCTTCGTGCGATTGATGTCCACGAATAATTCATATCCCTCAACAGGGCATAGTAAATCATTCGTCCCGTTATGACCTCCGCCTTTCTGCTCTTGTCTGTTATGTCAACATCTAATATCTTCTCTATTGATTCAATCAGTGCTTCCTTCGTCTTGTTGTTTACTTCTCTCAGTTTCATTTAATTTAAGTGTTTTGTTTTCTAAAATATAATCTAAGTACTCATCCACGTCAATCTCCTTTATATCCAAAAAGATTGGTGGCTCATCGGGTTGCTTGAGATATTCCAACTCAAAGTAGAACGGCTCATCTGTGGTGATGCATACACCCCCAACATTCTGTGTCCAACCTACCGCGGTTGGAAGAGATGCAAAGTTCTTGTCAATGAGATTGGCTATGTGAATACCTATCTGCCTCGGAGCTTTCCTTAGCTTCTCGATAAACCAATCATCAACCTCATAAAAATTCTCCTCATGCATCACCTCTGTATACTTCTGTTTTGAATCCATATTGTTTAAGTTCTTTTAGTCTGTACTCTTGCAACTTTGATACCTTCCCATTTGGTTTCTTTACCTCGCTAAACAAAACGTCAGCTCCTTTTGGTATAGCTATCAGGTCGGGTATCCCATTCTTGTTTGTCTTGATTAGTTTGACAACGTAGTATCCATCATCCTCAAGTTGCTTTATCCTTTTGCTCTGTATCTGTTGCTCGGTCATTGTTGTAATCAATTAAGAATCCAATGGCTACGATAATATTCATTCCAACAGATGAAATTAATTCTATCGCATCGTGAAAGTTATGGATTGATAAATGTACGTGACCCACAATCCAAAACGGAATCGCTAAGTTTTGACTAATCCAAACAACCAAGAACTTAATGAACCTCACTTCATAAATATAAAGATTAGTTTTCGTAAACATCCAACAATTCTTCAATGGCATCTCGCGTTTCTCCGAACCTATCCTCACAGTATATTGGTGTACCCTCTCCAACGTATGCACCCCACACGTTGTACTCTAGATGCTCAACCGCCTCCTCGTAGGTAAGACCCTCCTTCATTATAATGAGAACCATCTTGTGCTTTGAGTATACAACCCGTGGCACATTCTCCCACTCACTTGACAGCCCTAGTATGGCATCGTTAAATCCGTCTGCAAATAATGTATCATCGTTCATAAGAAATCTTTTTTAAAATGTTTAAGTGTATAATCCTTTTTATTGGACACCGCCTTGTAGATGTCCTTCTCAATCCCCCTCTCTGAAAATAACCAATAGACCTTACTTGTTCGTCTATCCTTGGTTGTCATTCTGTCTCTCGACTGCCAATATGATGTGGCACTAAAGTCAATGTTGTAGTACACCAACGCATCAGCCTCACGCAGACTGATGCCCTCCCTTCCACTCACAATCTGCAGCGCTATATTCTTGTCGGTGCCGTTGAACCCATCAAGGGTATTGCATAGTGTGTCCTCAAAGACACTCTTCAATGCGTTGTACTCCTCTCTGAACTTGTAGAAGATTCCTATCTTCTGCCCCTTGAACCTGTCCTTGATGAACTCAGCCTTGGTGCTATCAAGAACCATCGACTCGCCACTCTCGAACTTAATCGTACCCGAATAAATCTGATGTAGCTTTTGCATCAGCTTGGCAGGTGTATCGCCAAGGATAACCTCACCCTCTCCCTCTACCACACGATGCTTCTTCAACGCACTCGCAATCTTGTACGTCGTTGGATTCATCTTCACGTTCAGCACCACCTCTTCGATGTGGTTAACGAACCCCGCTGCACCCTGCGTAAATGATATGGTCATAGGCTTCATTCTATCAATGATAACACTACGTCCGTTGGAGTAGTCGTTCATGATGAGAGAGTTTATCTTTCTCTGCTTCACATCCACATACTCACTAGCGAACTTGTAGAACGAGCGATACTCCTTGAATGGATTGGTTGGTATGCCATACACCTGATGGTACATCTGTGAGTACGACTCGGGAGTTGGCGTACCTGACAATAGGCAAACAATTGGCTTGTGCTTTTCCACCATGTCCCTCACTTGCTTCGCTCTTTTGCTTGGCTTTGGAAAGGCACCCAACGTGTGCGCCTCATCAAGTATCATCATGTCGTATGGTAGGTCATCTATCTTATGCAATGACTCGTAGTTAATAACCACGATGTTGTAGTTAGGATTGAGCGTGGCGTAATCACTCTCGATACTGCTGATGGCTTTCTTCTTGGTCACGAACAGCACGTTCTTTCGACCAAGTTTATCTGCCAACCCAAGACTCGTTAGTGTCTTACCCGTTCGCACCTCCATTGCAAGATAGACAAACCCATAACGCTGACAGATAGCTGTTGCTCTGTCGATTATGTCTGATTGGTATTGTCTAAACTTGAACATTTCTCTTCATAAATTTTAATTGAATACATTATATTTTCTCTTACCACATCGTGGCTAGGGTCATTGTACTTGAACACCTCGATAAACTCTGCTTTCTTTCCCCTTCCAATCTTCTTTCGAAGCTTAATAAACATTACGTTACGCAATGAGTAGAGCTGAATCAGATGTTCGCAGTCGTCGTAACCCCTATCGTTACACAATAAGTTTGGTTTGCGTGTTGACCTCATCATTTCTTTTTATTCTCATCCATTTACCTGTCATATCGCGACCTTCCTGTGGTCTTGCACCCGACTTGAACGTGGCGTATGCCACCATCCACTTGTTGAATCGGATACGACTGATGGTCAGCTTTGCCTTCGGTCCGTAGTCGGGATACTGCTCAATGAACTCCATGTAGGCATTCTGCAAATGTATCTTGGTATCGACCTTGAGCAAATGGTTTTCGTCTGAGCCATTGATAAGACCGCACCACTCGATGAAGTCGTGCGATGTCTCTGCCGATAGCTGACGAACCTTGAGATTAACAAACTTGCTCTCAATTAACCCCGTGCTTAAGTATCCTTGAAGACACCCTATCATGTAGTTGTCAAACGCACACCACTCATCATCATTCCAATCGCTGAAGAACAGCTGACCGAACTCATCCATCGGTGTGTAGTTCTTGTTGTAGTGCTGATGTAACTCAAGTTCCCATTTTCTTCTTGCGAATGAATTACCCGTACCCTTGATGGCGTAGTTGGTTGTGATGGCAATCTTAGGTGACTTGCTGAATGGTATCTTGATGGCATCCTTGTTCTTCTTCTCCAACGTCAACCCCTCGGTCACCACAGAGAACAATCGCTCGAAGTCAAAGTGCTTACGCACATCATCGAACACAAGTATCTGCGTGTCAGCCGATACAAGTTGGTATGCAAACGAACGCTCGAACGTGAATGACTTACCATCAATGGTGACCACCTTCTTCATCTGACCAAGAGCATTCATGAAGATGCCCTTGCCCGTACCGCCCTCGGGATTGTCGCTGATAACCTCGTCATTAAGAATCACAGCGGGACAGAACGATAGGTTCTTGTGTCCGTGCATCATGAATCCAATCGTTGACTCCATCGCCTTCACTCTGTCCTCCTCCCCGTTACAGATGTTCGCAATGAATCTGCGATAGTCTGTATTGGCTTGGCACACCATGAAGTTTCTGTCGATGACGTGGTCTTTCCATACGTAACCACCAAGGTCAATGTAGTCTATCATTTGAATATCATCCTTGGTAATCTTGACCGCGCAGTTTCTGTAGTACAGATACGATGTGTCCTTGTTATCCTCGATGAAGTAGATATCAATCGTACTTAGTAGCGTAAGGAAATCCTCTTTGAAGTATCGCACCTTGTCAGCGAAGTGATTGTAAATACTTAGGTCATCAATCTCTATCAGATGGTTTAGGATGAAGTCCTTTATCTCCTTCTCGTCGGTGTGGTCAATGAGATTGTTGGTGACCTTTACGAACACGTAGTTCTTGCTTCCCTCGGGATTGAATTTGTAGAAGCCGTTGTCCTCTAGGAATTGCTTGAACAGAACGTGTATGATTTTAACTACACCCTTGTCCGTCTTCATCCAAAATTGTGTCTCTTGAGCCTCCTCATCTATGCGCGTAAGTACCGCCTCGATAACATCGTTCTCCAAGTGAGACTCTTCTAGTTGGGAACGGAGTTCTTTTTTTGATGCACCTCTTTTGAGTTTCACCTTGAGACTCTGCACCCTCTCCTCATCCTCGTAGTACTTGGTTCCGAAGTTAGCTGTGTTGCTGTACGCTGAATCAATCGTTCGCTGTATCTCCATCTCGTTGAAGTCAGCCGACTCGTAGTTGGACATTACGTATCCCGCCAATGATTTGTTTACACCGAAGTCATTGAACGCTGATGCCAACACGTAGCAGTTATGGTTACGCTGTCCTTCGACCATAGGATATTTCTTTGTCCACCACTTGACAAGGATGTCCACGATTTTATTCTCGTCCGTGATTGGGATTGTTGGTGCATCTCTGTACTGATGCTTCTCGCTGTACTCTCTCTCCTCAATCTTATCCCATACGCTTGAGTTCTCGTTGACGTATATCAATGGGTCATACGACTCGTAGCAAACACGACTTATGTTCTTGCACGTATCATCAAACTTGTCGTTGTTGTAGTGCTTCTTCAGACTATTGAAGTAGTTGACGTGGTTGTCTACGTCTTGTGGTATCTTGACCAATACCTTCAGCCCTTGTCCCGATGGTGATATGAATACCGAGTATGTGTACGGAGACTTGGTGATGTTCTCCTTGTCCTGTAGCATATCCTTTGACTTCTCGTATCCATCGAAGTCCAAGCAGATGAATCCGCTGTGCTGTTGTATACTGCTGTCGTTACGCTTGGTGAAGATACCGCTGAAACAGATGGCGGGTAGTTGCTTCTTCAGTTCGTTACGCTCTGCCTTGCGTTGTTCCTTGCGGATACGCTTGACAAGTTCCTTGGATGCACCATCCTTGATGCGTGCGATAATATGCCCTACGTTCCTATGGAATGGGGCATCTGTCTCCTTGATGTTCTTGAATATTGTGATGTTTGATGTCATGATTTGATTGTTTATGCTGAGTTTATGTTGACTTTATGCTGAGTTTCTCGTTGATAATCAACGACTTGTGCATTATGTTAACTTTTTTCCCTCGTATATAAAAAATAAAAATAAAATAATAGTAGAACAATAATACTATATACGCTCTAATTCTTAGCATTTGCTCATAAAAAAAAGGGAGGAGTTGCCTCCCCCCTTCGAAACAAAAACACCAAAACATTAGAATGGTAAGTCAGCTTCCTTCTTGGGAGCCGTCTCTGTTTTCTTCTCGGGTACGAACGTGTCTAGTTCCACGTAGTAGCTACCCGATTTTGCTTGGTTGATGTTGAGATTCACCCATCCGTTCTTGTGATGCTCACGCAGGAACGCGACCGCATCATCGCACTTGATAGACACTCGACCGACCACAAAGTCGGGAGCATTATCTCGTCGTTTGAATGAGAAACCATTGGCAAATACTTTTTCTTCTTGAGCCATAATAAAAAATTTGATGTTCCAATTTTAAAATATAACAAGCAGTCAGCCTTGGAACGTTGACCGCCCACTTGTATGTGTTGGTGTCCTCAAGGACACTATATCTCCTCGTAGAAATAGAACTGATTGATATCCTCCTCGGCATCCTCGGTAAAGAAGTTACGATACACCTCCACCGCACGTTCGACCTTCTCTCTCCCTCGCTGTAGACTTTCCTCGCTGATTGTGTACGCACCCATCATAAGGCTTGTCTTGTCAATCACAAGGAACATCATCGGCTTATCGAACAGCGTTGAGTAGATGTATGCTTGGCTATCGTAGTTATACTTTCTGAAGTTCCATCTGAACTCGTTGATGTTACTCGTTGTCTTTAGGTCAAACAGAAAGTCCTTGCCCACGATGTCAGCCTTACCCTTCCAATTCTCTCCGCATATTTCCGTGACCGCAGGTACCTCGAACTTGTTAGCCTCATCGTAGATGTAACCGAAGAAGTCAAGGTTTGATTTCATTGCCTCGACCCATCGCTCAACATCAGCCTTCTCTCTTTTGAGTAGCACGATGTCCTTCTGTATCTCAGCCAACTCCTCACGATACTTTTTTGTGTTGCGTGATGATGCGTCAATGAACTCCCACTCCTTCGCCTTGTCGGGTTCGAGAAACAATTGATGGAAGTAGCGACCCATTGCAAACTCCTTGGTATCTGCTCGTCGTATCCCGAACTCTCGAGGATTCTTTAGTAGCGTACCGATGTCCGAATTGGATAGATACTTACGACCAATGCCGTTGTAGTATTCATTGTCGTCCCGTAGTTTGTCTAGTATTTGATTGTTCATGTTACAGATTCTTTTTGATTTCAGCCTTGACAATATTAGGTACGCTGTACTTCTGCTGTAATGTCTTGACAATCTTTGTCAGACCCAACTCCTTGTTAGCCACCGCCCACGCTAATGCCTTATCCCAATTCTCATCGCCAACCGCAAGCTTAGTCTTTGTTGTTGGTGTCTTCGAGGACACTTGGTTTGCGATTGCATTCTGCACCTCTTCCGCTGATGCGACCGATGTGTCTAGTCCGATGCCCAAGTTAGCCAACGCTCGACCCCATGCTGATGTCTCGCAATTCTCCACGTAGGATGTCTTGTTGATGTAACTGCTACCTCGATTCTCTTCTGCTAATCCGTTGGCAATCACTCGCCCCTCCTCGTTTAGGATGCTCGCTATAATAAGAATGCTGTCAGACGTTTTCTCTAATACCTCCGATGTCAGAGAATACTTTGGGTACGTCTTGCGGAAGTACTTGATACGTTCGTTAACCTCTACGTACTCCTTACCCTTGATGTTTATTGTTTTTAATTTCATTACGATTCAATTTAGATTTAAAAAAATTATACTTGACGATTAGATTGTCTCTCATTTTCTTGAGATGCTGAATGTGCTTTGGATTTCTCCGCTCGTTCATCTCTCGCTTGATTAACTCCTCAACTCTGTCAAGTTTTGTACGAATGTTAGACAAAGATAGTACATCCACACCAATTCTCCAACCATTCTCTAGCAAAATTTCGATTTCATTTTCTCTTAGTTTGCTGTACCATTCGCCACCCCTTGATGTGCATTTGAATACAATCTGTCCGCTTAGATTATCTCGTGATGCCTTGAAGCCACTTGATATTGTTGCCTCGTACCCATCGCCATCAACTCTGATTGATTGGCTATCGGCTAGGGCTTGTTCCATTACCTCTTGTGCTGTGTACATCATGACAACTCGTTACATACTTGCTTGTAATCTACATCTTGCTCCACCTTGTCTTTGACTTGAGCGATGCCGTGGATGATTGTTGAATGACCAACATCATATCCATTGGCGGACATATAGTCTTGGATGTAACGTATCTGCATTGGTCTCTTAGCGCAAAGGTAGTATAGTAGATGACGTGCATCTACTAGTACTCTCTTCTTTGACTTGGAGAACAACTCCTTCTGACTGATGTTGAAGATTGATGTAACCTTCCCAACATAACTATTGAATACTGCTTCTTTCATTGCTTTTAATTTGATTGTGAATACTCTGTTCCATTTGTTTCAACTCTGCCATGTATTGCTCATAGCGATATGAATCATCAAGGAACTTATCTGTGGCACTTACGTGCTGTTGTGTGACCCGTAGGAACATTTCTTTTGTTTTACTCATGATGTTTGATTTATAATTCTAATATACAAAACGTTTATTGATTGTCCAAATTTTGACCAATCTTTTTTTTAGTTTTCTGAACTCCATTCCTCATGGGTCAGAACCAACACATTCCCCCAAATTGTTCTGTTCGTGAGAACTGATGCTTCATAGTTTAGAAGGCTATTAGGTCTTAACCTTGCCTCTTCGTTGACAAGTACTATGTACTCACTTGTGTATATGGGTTCAATGTAACCACCGACAGCCTTCTGCTTTGCTTCCAACCCCTTGTGATTATAATTCTCAACCCTTGTTCCGTCTGTTCTTATTATTGTAGCCATACTTTCTAATTTTCAAAATCTAAATCGGCAATCTTAACGTACCAATACCCATCAATCAACTGCTTGTCAGCGGAGAAGAACCACTTACGCTTCTGCTTACGTGGCATATACCCTACCTCTTGAACTATACGCAGTCCCAACTCCAACGCCTCCTTCAACTCTTCGTCTGACTCAAGTAGTGTATCACTCTCATCATCGTGCAAAGCATACACACCCATGTCCAAATACCATTGTCTATGTGGTGTAGGAAAGCCTTTTGAATTGTCGACCTCAGCCGTTACATCCTTCCAAATAAAATTGTCTCTTGTTATTATTACTTTACTCATCGTTCATTGTTTTACTTGCTTGGTATAGGATGACTGCGATATACGCTAGGCACCCAACCATAATTAATACCTCTGTTAAATTCATAATGTTTGATTTAAAAATTTCTGTTTCTGCTTTCGCTTCATCAGGATAGGCACACACCTATCGACAGAGGATGTGTCCTCAAGGACACACCCTTTGCACTTACTGAAAACGTGAACGAACAACCTCATCCTCAGTAAACCAACTATCACAACCCTTACAATGATAGTTACTAAACCCATCGAACTCCAAGTCATTGAAGCAATCGATGCATATATCGTCGTGGTCATCAACCTTAGCCTCGAACTCATCGAACCAATCCAACTGCGTACACGTCGGTGTTGACTTTGGCTCGGGCAAATCCCAAAAGGATACTGACCGACCAACCTCGTAGGACTTGACGTGATTCTTGCCGTTCCACAATCCCTTCTCTGTTGGATTGAAATATATCCACGCCATAACCTCTCTGCGATTAATCATGATTGGTATCTGCTTTCTGATGTACCAATTCGGATGCCCCTCCAACATATCCAATCGTCGGAACGTGTCATCGTCAACCTTGAACACATCGACCGCAACGTTGTGACCTTGTCCCTTCTTCTCCATCAGATAGGGCAGTCCGCTAACAACTAACGGATACTTGTCCTTGGTCTGACCACTACCCAAGAACGTGCTTCGTGTTAGGTAGCTATAGTAGTTACCGAACCCTCGCTTCAACGTGCCGTACACCGCAACCACATTGTCCTGTAGGACATTGGCTTTCGAATACCACACGCCATCACGATGCGTGAACAAATGCTTGTTGAATATTTGGAACGTTCGTCTCGCTGTGTTGATTGCAACGAACCGCGCATCGAACTTCGCCAACTCTGCTTTCCATGTCGAACGTGGCTTGTTACCCAACTCGATAGCCAACGCCTCGGTGTCTGTCATGTTGGCATTGCCGTATCCTTTTGCTGTTCCGTTCATCATGAACAACTCATCCTTGTTGACACCGCACTCGAACGGATGCATATTCTCTTTGCATATCTTTCCGATTGTCGCGTATCTAAAGTGAGCGATGTATGGTCTGTTGGTCTCAAGAACCTTGTACTCTTTCGACTCGTGATAGGATACCTTGAACGTATCCAACCATACGATACCCAATCCGTGAGGATTGATTCTTGCGGATGACTTCAGCACATTGCTCGGCACATCCTTGCCTTTCTGTTTGATAATGATTACACACATAGTGTTTGATGTTTGTGAGGATGGTGTCCTTGAAGACACCACCCTCGGTTTGAAAATAATTGTTGATTGATTAGACGAAGATAATACTTTCCTTCGACATATCCAAATTTATTTTGGCAATGCATCCTTCGCATCAATCAATGATTTGTAGTAGACTTGATTAGGATTCTCGTCGTGCATCTGCTCCGACACCCAATCCCAACACGACCATACAACTCTGCCGTCCTCTATAGTCCAATAGTCATCGCCCTCTTCGAATGGATAGCGTGAACGTCTTGCCTCCTCCTCTCTCTCTAGCATATCAATAACGTTGCGTACATCATTTGCGATTTCTTGCTTTGACATACGTGCGAACTTAGGAAGGAACTCAACCATCGATTCCCAATCAATCATGTGGGCTATGTAGGTATTCAACTCCTCGTCGGTTACTGCATCCATTGCGCAAGGCTCTGCGACAACTCGTTCCCATCCAAGCATGATGGCTTTCTGTTCTAACGTCTTCTTCATTGTGATGAAGATGCCGTCGTTCAATTGTCCAACGTACTCTCGTTGGTTTCTTTTGATGTAATAAATGTTTAGCATGATGATTCCTCTTTTAATTTTAGACTAGTTATATATAAATTTGCATAAGCAACTAACGTGTATCTGCTGATGCTTTTATCTTTTATTGCTTTGCATAGTAAATACAATTCCTTTTTCATTTTTTGTTCCATGATGATTTTATTTTTTTGTTAGAAGATTTGTGATACTTGTCAAGTCGTTATCGTCCGCCCACTTTGTAAGCAAAAACTTTGTGATGTCCGCCAAGTCATCATCGTCCGCCCACTTAGTAAGCATTAGATGTAGTAGGTCTTGGTGGCAAAAGGATTGAGCAACTTGGTTAAAATTGTCAATCACATCTTGACTATGTCCGTTTCGTGTATTTAGTTTCATGATTACTTATTTAAAATTTCTGCAAGTTTACTTTCGAATTCTTCTCTGATGTATTCAACATCATAAACCTTTTGGTTTGTCTCCTCGTCTATTGAGTAGTACATATTGATTGTTATAAATTGTTCCATGATATTTAGGGTTTGTGATGGCAGTGTCCTTGAAGACACCGCCATCGGTTTGAAAATAATTATCTGATATACTCTTGTGAATTGTCGACCTCTGTCTCAATCTTATCGAAGTACTTTGCTATGGCATCTCTGATTCTCCACAACTCAGTGTTCTCTTCTTCGACTAGGTTTCGCTCGATGATTTTATTCATCTCCATGTTAAGCTTGTTCGCAACCACATTAAGGTCATACATTAAGTTTTCTAAATTCTTGTTCATAATAATTGTTTAATTGTTTAGACAAAGATAAGACATTATTTCGACTTATCCAAATTTATTTTTAAGTCGTTGATAATCAATGACTTATGCCATGTACTGCCTTCAAGAATTTTTTGAAGCAGACTTCATCACGTTGCATGAATCCCAACTTGACCTCGTCATCTGTTGGCTTGTAGTTTAGCGACCATTGATGGTATCCGTTGTCTCCCCAAAAAGGAATGAGATGATTGTTGCCGTCAACATCAACCACCTTGTAGTGATGTCGGTCATTGTGAATGATAATGTGTCGTTTCATTTCTTTGATGTTTGTGATGATGGTGTCCTCAAGGACACCACCATCGGTTAATTTAATCGACTATCGTGTAGCCTTATTTAATTGTTTAACAATTGGCTCATCGCCTATATCATAACCTATACAAAAGATATTGTCTTTCTTCTCGCTGAGCATTTTCTTAAGCATTCTCCATGCTTTTGTTGCCGATGGTCTGTAGCAATGTTGCGTGAGGAAATGATGTTTTACGCCATCGTAGGTCTCGTAATAAAATGTTGTTCTGTACCCCATGATAAATGTTTAATTGTTTAGACTAAGATAAGACTAATTTTAGACTTATCCAAATTTAATTTGATGTTTGTGATGATGGTGTCCTCAAGGACACCACCATCGGTTAAAGAATAATTTTATTGTTCTAATTGAGCAAGGTCTGCTCTCGCACGTTCAATTGATTTACGCGCATTGATAATGAGATTCTCTATAACAAAGACGGGCTTGATGTCCTCGCTATAGTACTCGAAAAGGCACCCATCATAGCTATCTATTAACTCAGTTTGTTGGTGTTCCAACACTACGATGGTGTTCTCTAGTGTTAGTATTGCTTTCTCTAAAATTGATATGTTATTCATGATAATTTAATTTTTGACTGCCTTAAAATTTTGCCTATCAATCTCGCAGTTAAAAGATTGGTAAGCCTTGTCAATCGCATGGTACTTCGAATGGGCTAACTCGTAGCCCACTCGAACTCCATTCACGTATATTGTGTACGTCTGCAATGCCTCCATTAGTCCTCGTGTTTAACGATTAGATAGGAAGCCATCGCTCCAACTGAGAATAGCAATTGGAAGAAGCCGTAAGTCACCATGTCCTCGTTTGAACATGGCACATCAACTCGATGGATGTTGTACGCGCAGTACAAAGCCATTACAATACACGCTCCAAGAACGTATCGAAAAATAGATTGAATAAAAGTCATCGTTTCTAAATTTAAATTTTAAAAAATCCGTTTCGACCTTTCGGTCTCATCAGTATGGACACACATCCATAGACGGAAGGTGTCTTTGAAGACACCCACCCATTGGGTTAAGATGTTGTT